CACCGCCCACCGCCTGAACCTATCACCCACCAGCACCAGGAACCGCCCACCGATGGCACACACCGCCCACCGCCTGAACCTATCACCCACCAGCACCAGGAACCGCCCACCGATGGCACACACCGCCCACCGCCTGAACCTATCACCCACCAGCACCAGGAATCGCCCACCGTTTTCTTTTCCCTATATATAATAAGGTGTACACTACATAAAGAGAATAAAGATATAATATTATATTTTTATCTAGATAAACATATATTTTTGTGAATAACTGTAAAAATAAGGATATATATTGTTTTTAAACGTTAAATATAAGGTTATTTCTTTATTTTCTTTGCAAATTATTTGGTGAAATAAAGATAAATCCGTATCTTTGCAAACGTAAAACAGAAACAAAGTATAAACATTTAAAATTAAAAAGTTATGAAAAAGGATTTAGTTATTTCAACAATTGCAGCGATCGCCGCTCAAAATCCAGAAGGTTACACCATTAACGCTGCAACTCTGCAGCCTATAACTTCAGGTTATGCTGTAGCCCTTGCAGTTACTCAAGACTCTTTTGGGGCCAAAGGTCTCAAAAAGGTAGTTGATGTTATCAATAAAATGCAGAATCAGGGAGAAGCTTCTCGTTTTGACAGCCTCGCTTTTGGTGGCTGGTATGACACGAAAAGCGGTTGCTACTATTACGATGCAACCGTAATAGTAAAGGATCGCACGGAGGCCCTGGAACTTGCACGAGTTAACGGCCAACTGGCAATTTATGATCTGGACAATTCAGATGAAATTAGACTCGACGATTAAATAAAGCCATGGGAGCCGGTCCCGGCTCCCTTATTATCCATTTATTATAGAAACATTTAAAAATTTAGAAAATTATGACAACAAAAAGATATAATATTAAAACATTTGAGTTTGTAGTTAACGGCGAACATATTTATTTTACATGTGATACGACTAATACACGAATGGGGTTTTGTCATCATGTTTTTGTTAGTGGAGGTGGCAAATATAACGAGCATTCCCGCGTATCATACCTTAACAGAACTTGGGAATCTTTCCAGTACGAAACGGCATTATTACACGCCGTTGAAAAATTCCCTAAAAATTTGCGTGCATCTTTGCGCCTGGAGATTCAGGCAGTGGCAAAGAATGAACACGAAAAAGCAGAAGCTTTCTGTGCGGCTTTCGCGGCTAATTTTGCGGCGCTGAGTACTGAACAAAAGAAATTTGTCCAGGAACACACTCCGGTTATTACTAGCATGGATCAGGCAAAAGTTGTAAATTCAGCCGTTGCTATGATGGCGGCATTATAATATATTTTAAAGATTATAGGGTGCAAAGGTAATCAGGCCAAAACGGCAGATCATTCCCGCCGGCACCCCCTATTATAGAACATTTAAATTTTTAAGTTATGGCAAAGATCACAAAAGAAATGGAATATAACCAGCTCGCAAAAATAGGCGAATTTGGTATTAGTGTTACAAATTCATTGGGTTATGGTATTGTTGTCGATAGTGCGACGGAGTGCGTTTTGTGGCGTGCCTATTATTTAGACAACACAACGCACACAGCGCAAAGATGGCAGGAAATAAAATGGTCCGCACTAAGGAATGAGGACCAGGAGGCGCGCCCGTATATTACTATATACGGTACTCGTTATTATTTAGACGAGTTCATGCGCTGCGCCTAAATATCCCGTACCTTGGAGTATCCAGGGTACCCACAAAATAACCATATTATAGAATCATTAAAATATTAGGAATATGAAGAATTATAATATCACTTTTTCACGCCGTTCAGGTACGGCGGAACTTATCAGCGTTTTATTTGCCGTGTGTGCCCTTCTTTTTGCACGCCTGAATAAGAGTATCTTTGCGGCTGCAAAAACCGCCTGGAGATGGTTATTTGCGCCTAAAACTTACTTTGCAAGCGATGGCGAAGGGGTGACAGTTAACGGGCTGCAATTTATAGGCATTAATCTAATTGCCGCGGCCGTGTGTATGTTGTTATCAGTATCTTTATAAAGATATTCTTTTTCAAACTTTAAATATCAGGGTGCAAAGGTAATCAGGCCGGAACGGCGGATCATTCCCGCCGGCACCTTCTAAATAGGTGATAAAAGCCGCTTTTATAGTGGCTGCAAAATATCACCAGGGAATTAATAAAATATATTATAGGACATTTAAATTTTTAGAGTTATGGCTACATGTAATTTTGGTGACACGATTTTTAATAGATATTATTCTATTATGCCTGAAGACGAATACGATTTTGATTTTCAGCGTGATAATATCGCTGAAGCGATTAGCGAGCTCGATGGCGGTTATTTAGAAAACGGGGAACCGTATCAGATAGCTAGCATTTTTCAGGAGGTTGAATTTTGTGGCGTTCCTTTTGAGTTTTCGATAGATGTATTTTTGCGACCTGGTTATTACGAGGGGGCTTATCTAGATGGTAAAATTTATCTAGATGGCAGCGAGTACGACGACGTACACAATATAAATTTTGCTGATATTCTGGAGCAAGGTCTGTGGGACACGGATCAGGCGTGCCAGTATCGAAGCACGGGCCAGGTGCGCGGTTTTGCTGCGATGCAGTCTAAAAACTTAGAAAAGCGGCTCCTGGCATTATATTCTTCTATTGTAGAGAATATAGAAAAAGCTGTTACACCGTTAACGGTTCAGGTGGTTGAACTCGGCCGTTTTAGTAACGGATCAGCAGTTTATAAGCGAGTATCTTAAATTATATTAAGGTGCAAAGGTATCCAGGCCCAAACGGCGGATCATTCCCGCCGGCACCTTCTAATAAGTGATAATAGCCGCTATTATAGCGGGTGCGAAATATCACCAGGAATTAATAAAATATATTATAGAACATTTAAAATTTTAGGCAATATGGCAAAGATAACATTAAAAGACGTATCAGGCACTCCAGAGTTTGCACCCGCAAAGTGCGATATTTTCCCGGAGGACAAATTTCAGGAGGCAAAGAGACTCTTTGCCCGTGTGATCAAACAGACTTGCGAAGATGGAAAAAAGAAGACAGCAAATTACCTGAAAGGTTTGATAGTTTGCGCTGATATTCCAGCAGCGGAAAAGGGCAAATATAACAATGCCATGGCGATGTTGGCCAACGGTGGCGACCGCGCGAACGGTTCCGGATCATTCACGGTTAACGATATAACCGGAGAAAGTTATCTTTATGTAGCCATAAACGGCGCATATTGCATCGCACAATATGACTACAGCGACGGAATCAAATTATCATACATTCAGATTATTGAAGGCTAAGAAAAAAGAATATCACTCTATTATAGAACATTTTAAATTTTAGGAATTATGGAAGCAAAGATAAATTTTGAGAATATCCAGAAGGAGGACCAGGAGAAAATCATGACTAGATATAAGAAACTGGCAGCAGATAGCGGCGACGTGTACGCCTGGCAGTTTAGCAAAAATACTCCACCTTCAGCCCGCACCTTCAGCAGCGAGGAAAACGCAAAGGAGTACGAAGTATTGAATAATGAACGTTTGCGCCGTTTGTTAGGTGATCACGTATCTAAAACTACCTATATTATAGGTACGGAAAAAGATTACCAGATGGCGGTGAAAAACTGGGAACGCGACCGCGCAAAGATGGAGGCTAAACAATACGCCGAACATGTTGCAAAGATGGTAGATACTCATCAGCAGCAAATAAAAGCCCTGGAGGCGTTAAAATCCGTTTGCCGTACCTTCGACGGCAAAGTGATAAATAAGCGCTTCAATAAGGCTGTAAAATCCGCCACGGGCTTTAACTGCTGTTTTGAGGATGGCTGCATGAGCTTATATAAATATAGCTGTGCTGGTCCTTATAAGGAAATCCACGTTTATCTCTATTATAGATGGTATCAGGAAATGGAGAATTTCTGGCAGTGGAAGCCGCGCGACCGCATGGAGGCAGAAAAGGCGGTATCTATTATAGATATAAAGATAAACGCCTTACAGAAGGAAATTAAACGCCTTCAGGGTACCCGGAAGAATTACACGAAATATGTAGCAAAGGTGCGCAAAGTGGAGAAGCTCATCAAGGAACTCAGCCGCGAGGATTCATATATTAGTGGCTTCGCGATGGATCACGACCTGCAGCAGTATCCTCCAGTTACAAGTATCTGGAAATGTAGATAACATTGCGTGGGCAGCCCTGGAGGCTATCCAGGGCACCTATTATAAAACGTATGGATTTTTACTTATTATAGAACCATTTAAAATTTGAGGATTTATGATTAATACAAAATTGTATGTAGATATATTGAGCGATCAGGCAAAGGAAGACGGGCGACCATACGAGATGGCACTGAGTGATTTCTGCGATTACCTTCTGGATTTATTCAGCGTGAAGGCGTTCCTGGGTGACTCAAAAGGCTATCTGAAATGGCAGCAGCAGCGCCTTCAGGCGAAGCCAAAACTGGCTACCCTGGCGATGGTATGGCTTAATGATGTTAGCCAGGCGATGGACCGTGGCCAGTGGCTCGACGTGTTCGGCATGTTGTATGAGGATATGTATTTAACCGCTGGTAAGGCATCTAAGACGGGACAATTTTTCACGCCTGCAAGCGTATCAGATCTTCTGAGTGCTATTATATCACCGGGCAAAATTGAGGCTCCCAGCGCGAAAATAGAAGGCTCCACGGTGAATGACTGTGCAGCCGGAAGTGGTCGTCTGCTTCTGGCTCATTTTATGGAGGTTAGTAAACTGAATCATTCGGCCGGTCGCCGTTATCAGTATGTAGCCCAGGATTCGGATCCGCTGGTGTGCAAAATGTGTGCCCTTAACATGATGGTGCACGGCATGAACGGTAAGGTGATTTGCCAGGATACCCTGGCGATGAGTACCCCATCAGCGGTATATTGCATCAACGAAATAAGATACCCGTTCGTATCGCCTTATTATAGTGTACGTGTAAAATCAGGGAATCCTCAAAAGTAGGATTCCCTGGGAATAAAAAAACAAACATATTATAGAACATTTAAAATTTTAAGGTTATGGAAAAGGAAAAGGAATTTACAACGGTGTGCAATGCACGTTTAGCCGGTTTTGAAGGCTTTTATTGCTCCATCTGGAGCCCAGACGATGATATTTATTATTATGGTCTTGAGAATGATTTTGAAGAGGATGAGGATTTCACTTTTGATTATAGGGGATATTACAAGGCCATTTGCGAGGAGTACACCGAGGTATGGAAAGGATGGATGCAGCAGTATATACACGAGGATATTAAATTGGATTTTATCCAGGTATGGCAGCCACGCTTCTATAATTACGAGAATGATGCTTGCGTGGTTCGCATCAAACTCACCCACCAGGCTAAGAAGGCGATTATGGAGAAGGTGAAAAATCACCGTGATAAAATAGCCGGATGGATCAAGGAGAATCACACCAGCAGAAGCGGTTTTATCTCCCTCCTGAGCAATGACATCGACGACTGGGGAGGCTGGGTGCTTTTCGATACGGAGGCTTTTTACCAGTCAAATTACCTGGCATACATGCTCTATTATATCGTGAAGGCAGAATTGGAGGCAGAAGGATATACCGATGAACGCCCTGAGATTTACGCCTATAATAAGGTCCGAGACCGTGTAAGTACAAATTATTATATTAACGATATAGACAAGGGTAAGGCAGCCTAAGTGCTGCCCTATTATAGAACATATAGAAAATGAAGAAATCATCAGTTATATATAATTTCGCCATCTCGCAGCAGCAGGGTAAAATCTTGCTGACTGCCCAGGAATATCCCTGGAGCGTGCTCCAGGTAGTGACTTTCGAGCCACAATATTTCGATAAGGTTGTGGAGCTTTGCAAGCGCCGTGGTATGGTAGCCACCCATAACAAGGACCGCTCCTTCTGCATCATCCATCTGGGCAGTGGCGACCAGGGCGGCAAATATCCAGATAAGTATATCAATACTGATACGCCAGTAGCCATCGACCAGTATCTGGAGGCATTGAAAGACGCGATGGCGCAAGCAGCGGTCTGGTATTATACGAATATTATAGAATCAACTAAAAATTAGAAATTATGGTAAAGTTAACAAAGAAAGATAAGGTGTATCTTCAGAGTATAGGCTATCTCAAAACAGATTTTACTCAGATAGAGGAAGCTAATTATAAGTACTACGCTGAAGGCAATCAGAAAATCAGCGAAGAGGAAGCTATTAAAAAGCTAGGTAGAGAGTGCTGGTTATCTGGTATAGGTGGAGCTTGTTTTCATGTTTCATCTGTAAGAATTTGCAAGTGCGGTTCAGAAATTATATATATTACTAGCGATACTTTCGATAAATAATATCGCAATATCATATTATAGAACATATTTAAAAATTAGAAATTATGAACGCAAAGAATAATAAAAACAACGGTATGAACGTTATAGAGAATAAGGAAACAGGTTGGCAGGTGAATGCAGTATTGCCATTTGCTGAGTATCACAACTTTTTCATCAAGGGCAAGATAGTTATTTCCCGCCTGGCTGATATGGTGTGCGAGAGTCTCCGCATCGACAGAGAGGATGCAAGCGCATGGGCAAAGGATATTCGCCTGATTGTCTGGAGCGAGATTTACCATTACGATGATAAGCGCCAGCAGTATGAGAACGATGAGGAGCACGATAGAGCTATCTCTGAGCAGATACTGGGCGATGCCATCACCCTGCGTGAAGAGGCTTATGAATACGCCCAGATGATAATGGATCACACACCGGGGGAGAAGCAGGAGTTCCTTGAGTACTGCTGGAAATACGTATCTCAGGCAACGAATCGCATTAACCGCATGACGAAGATATTTAAGCCTTCAGACGTTGAGCAGTAACCGCCCATCACCCCATACAGGGGAAGCCCGAGAGCCTTCCCCTATCCCGTCCGGCAGACCGGCAAGCGTGGATCACCACCACGGCGGGGTGCGTTATTTTAAACATAACTTTAAAATTTTAATTTGTTTACGCTGAAGCGTCAGCGCTTTGTTTTAAGATTTAGGCTGTCTGCGGTTCGAGAGGATAGAAGCAGCCGAATTTCGCCCACGGTTGGCCGAGGAAGATAAGATTCTATCCTTCAGGGTCCGAATCCCTGGTGGGCGACAAAGAAGAAAGAAGATGAAAAGGTGTTGAGAATTTACTTTGAAAATAAAACAAAGGTTAAAAATGCACCTAAATGCGTAATTAAAGTGCATTTTATTTGGTAGTTTCAGAAATTCTTTGTACCTTTGCATCAGATAAAACAAGAAGATAATAAAAACAATAATAATCATTTCAGCCCTAGCGCATCACGGTTAAGCGACGAACGTATGAAGACAATGTTAGAAGAAGAGTTGATTAAGACAGGTTATCGTTATCGTGAAAACGATGATAATTCCTTCGATGTATGCTACGATCACAATCAGGATTCTTTCTTTACTGGAGTTAGTATGTATCACGTGGCTACCGTTAAGGAGGATGACGAGCTGTGGTACATCAACAATAATGAGGGCGCCGGCTGGGGTGAATATCCTAAGACCGATTGGAGCTTATCTAAGGCTATCTACGACCAATGCATCGACGAACACATCAATTAACATTAATAATCACATTCAGCCCTAGGCGCATCACGGTGAAGCGACAAGAATATGACTATCAAAACTACAGAAGAAGCAAAAGAAAAACTTAACAGCATTATTGCACGATTAAATTCTCTCTATGACGCAGAGGATATGTTGGATGACGGACGCGATGATAATAATCAGAGCCAGAACCGCCGTTTCGTGAGTGTAAACAGTGTTATCAACTCGATTCATTCAGAGTTGGCAGGTTACGACTTCGATATGATTCCTTCCTCAGATTGTGATAGGATTTGGAAGGAGGCATGGAATGGTGGTACAAATTACCATCTTCCAGAAGAGAGATATAATCATGCTATAGAGTATGCAAACAGACTCCTTGCAGTTATTAATAAGTAATCACATTAAGCCCTAGGCGCATCACGGTGAAGCGCGGACAATATGAAAACAATTTCCTTTAATTTGAATTTTGTAGAAATCCAAGCCTTGCTTACATCTATTATCAATATAGATAAATTAATGGGTGTGCATGATAGTTCAGATCAAGACTATCCACGAACACCGCAGGAGGTAAAGATTGCGGTTGCCATCGAATTGAAGGCGATGGGCGTGTTAGCCTACGACCTCGACAATATCACCGACAAAACCCGCGATACCTTGGAAAACCGAGGATATACGGGAGAGTGGCAGGACGAAAACGAAACCTTCTGGCTGAAGGGTCGGTATGTATGGGTACGAGTAAGAATGCTCTATAAGACAGACGGAACACCTGTTATAGCTTTGGAGGCAAAAGCTAATAATTAATAATACATTTATATTTTAGCCCTAGGCGCATCACGGTGAAGCGCAGACAACATGAAGAAGTTTTTTGTATATTTCGACAAGAAAATCATCATCAACTCAGCAGAAGAAGCCGAGGAGTTTATTAATAGTCTGACCGACAGGAACGAGCCGGGCGGCAGAAAGCTGGAGGTTAACGACAACGTTCACGCCCTTCTGAAGAGGATTTATCAGGACGAGCAGGCGGGCAGAAAATTGCAGACTACGGGCTGTAGCCCTTCATCCTTCATATATTGCTACCCTGCCCTTGCTGATACACCTGAAGAGTGCGAGAAGGCTATCATAGCGAAAGAGGCAGCAGACCGCAAGCGCAAGCAGGATGAGGAGATCCAGGAGAAGCAGCGCATAGCCCGAGAAATCAACGAGCGCCGCAAGGAGCTGGCTGCGATGCCGAAGGGCACCTATACCGTGGAGATTATTATCTCCATTCTCGACCATCACACCTGCGGTCCTTTTCATGATGTAGCCATTATCGGGTGCCAGGCCGAGAACGGCGAAGATGCCTACAAGAAGGCGACGGAGAAGCTGAGAGATAAGTACGGTGACGACCTTCTCGATTACGAGACTATCGCCACCACTCAGATTATTCCCGCTCCTGCGTTACAGATAACAACTACCTTGTTATAGCATTGGAGATTTATTACTAGTTTATAGATTATATTCAGCCCTACCGCATCACGGTTAAGCGGATAAGATATGAGAATTACAATCGATGGTGGACATAATATATTATCCTGCGTAAATATTCCTCTTTGTGATGTTAAATACACGAGGTTTGGTGAAGGCTTTTTTGATAGTGAAGCCCTGGAAAGCAGTGATACCTTGGAGGATATTGTCCGTGAACGCTTTGAGTCTTTTTCGGTACACGAAAACGGATGGAAGGAGTTTTCAGAGTGGAAAAAGAAGAACGAAGATAAAGCCTGGTACGATTTGCGAGAGGGCGAGAATGGAGGTCTCTATATTGTTGCCGGTGACTCCGAGAGTATCAAGTTTATATCAGTGGTTGATTTTCTTGCACTCGATTATAAGGGTTACGAGATAAACGTTTATAGCTGGGGTAATGATTCCTACTCTTTTGGTTTTTGGATAGACCCCGAAGGCGGAATCCTTCGAGCTTCTGACGATGAGCGATCTTATTTCTTTTATGATGATTTGGAAAATGACGCAGCAGATTATCCGAGAAAGGATTTCAACTTCAAGGCAGCTCTCGATAATTTGGTCGCACATAGCGACGACTATCAGAATAGCAACGTGGAGGAGGAAGAAGACGACGAGGAGGAATAAAAAAGCCCCGACCTAAGCCGGGGCACTGCGAGCCTTCTGGCTCGGATCTACTATAGTAGAAATTTGGCTCTTCAAGAGCGTTTGAATCCACAGACTTTGAAGAGTCTGACCGTCAACGGAAGCTATATGTTTCTTTTTATTCCATAAAGGTTCGATTGAAATCTTCCGAAGACGGTGCAAATTTAAAAAATAAAATAATACGGCGTATCAATTTACCCGAAAAATTATAGAATTTTAAGTTTTTAAAGCCCTACCGCATCACGGATAAGCGGAATAAAGATGTTTAAGATATTGCACGCCTTCCTTGATTATCCCTTCTGCTCGTTCGAGTTTCTGAATCTCGACACTCAGGATCATATATTTGCTTCATTCTTCGATGATCCTCTCTATGAGCTTCTGAAAGAGTGCGGGGTGAATTACGACCACGAATTAGAAGGGAAGATAATAGAGAAGATTCCGTCCGATTTGCGCATACATACCAGGGAGTATGCCGTTATCAGGGCGCAACAATATTTAGACGGTTCTTGGTTCTTTCCCTGGCTAAAGAAAAAAAAGTAATATAATCATTCAGCCCTACCGCATCACGGCGAAGCGGATTTTTATGGAGAAAGATAGATTTGTCGTAAATCCCAGTAAGATCGAATCAGTAACATGGACGGTTGAAGATAATGTATCAGGTATAGGAATTACTTTCGTAGAAGGAGATTTGTTTGATACTTGTAGATATTTTGTCATCGACAAAGAAAAATGCAAGAATAAGGATATTGATGGCATCGTTGCAAATATCACTAAGTGGATAGGTGAGAATCACCTGGATCTGGCTGTATGTAACGTTTCTGCCCGATTCCGTGCTATCTGGCTGCTGAACGATTCCCACAGCCTGACAGTCATCACTGAGGCTATTAAGGGTATCTCTCCTAACGATGTGGATATGGCGAATGCTTCCGATACTCTCTTTAATAAGGTTCACGATTACGTTCTTATAGGCGATGGCGAAAATGAGTTCTGTTCCGAGCAGGAGATTACCCGACTCCTGGGCGCAGTATCTATGCTATCAGATAAAGAGGCGATGGAGGTGTTTTGCGTGGCTTCCGTGTTCTGGAACTACAAGGATAAGGCAGAAATAGATATTGGCAATTATGCAGATGATCTTATTTGTTGGCCAGTCTATTTATCCCGTGAGCAACAAGCCGAAGCGATGGGTAACGATAGCAAGTTCATCGAAGCTGAGGGTTTTGAACTCGAAGAGGAAGAGGAAAATTAGAACACAAAAAGGCTTTGGCCAAACTTCTATTTCGGGAAAATAGAACATTTTATAGTAACTTTTTAAATTCACAAAGAAAATGGAGAATAACAAAACATCAAATAAGAAGGGGAGACCAGCAGCAGAAGGCAAGGCTCACAAATACGTGGTGCCCGATGATGTGCACGACTGGATCAGAAAGCACGGAGGCAGCCGATATATCACGGATATTGTACGCGCTATCGAAGCTGCGACCTTAAAGGCTCAGGAAAGCCCTTCGTTATAGCATCGGCGAAACTTCACTGATGCTGCGACAAAATTATAAACTCAATTTTAAAATTTACAAAGACTATGAATAAAGAAGAAATCAAAGTACTTGTTTGCAAGAAGCTCTCAAACGATCTGAGCTTTAACGAAATGCAGATCCGACAGGAAACCATCACGGACATTGCCAACGAATGCGGTACCCTGCAGCCTTGCATCATTGCGATGCAGCCGGTCGTTGACTGGTTCAACTCGCATAAACTCGTAACCAAGCCGAGGAAAAAGCAGGAGCCTTATGTGGGTGTGCTCATCAATCTGATTTGGCTCCTGGCTGCAAATGATATTGCAGGTATGATGCAGAACTGGGTACTCTGCGATATGGAATAAGAAACTTCAATTTTAATACATTTAAAGATTATAGACATCATGAAAAAAGCAATTACATATTCTCTTGCAGCCCTCGCCTTCGTAGGTGTAGCTGTGCTGCTCTTCTCCACCATCGGCGTGGCAGTGTTCTTTCTCCCTTTGTTGGCTGGAGCATTCAAATAGAAAATATCGCAAGGGGTGCAATATCCCTGCACCCTTTGCGTTACTTAATAATAAAAACTTTCTAATTTTTTGGCTTATGAAAACAAAGACGTTTTTGTTCGCCACCACCTTCATGATGATGGCAGCGTGCATGAATACTTCATGCAGCAAGTATGCAGATGAGTTTACGGATTCCTATCATGGCGCACAGACGGATAAAGCCGTGGGCGTGGAGCATGTGAAGCTGAACCTTTCGGCTCCGGAGGTTGCTCTGGGCGACGGATCCGCTACCCGTGCAGCCCTGCAAGCCGACGGCAAGAGCATGACGGATATTTATATTTTTGATTACGATCAGACGAGCGGTAAACTGCTGCAGGTGCTTCATCAGACCAATAGCGCCGAGGATTTCGCGCAGCCTGATATGACGCTTGCTTATGGCGACCACACCTTGAAGGTGATTGCCACACGCAGCGTCTCCCCTACCCTGCTGGATGCCGATTCGGCTGCATGGGCTGCGAAGGATAATGTGCTCATGCCTATCTCGGACAAAGTGCCGGCTATCCTGACGAGCGGCAAGACTTCGGATAGTTTCGGGGCTACCAAGGATGTGAGCGTTACGCCCGGCAAGGCATTGGCGGTGAATATCCAGATGGAGCGTATCGTGGCGAAGCTGGTGCTTGACGTGACGGATGCGATTCCTGCGGATTGCAGTAATTTGATGATGGACCTGGATGAGTACTGCCATTTTTCGTGGGAGGATTTCGACGTTATACAGCCGGTGAGAAATCAGAGAACCTACGATATGACTACCTATGCTGGCGGAAATGGCGTGTTGATTACGTATTTCGTGTTGGTGCCATCGGATGGCTATTCATCGGATATTACCTTTACCCTGGGTAAAAAGGATAGCGACAAGCCTTATTCTAAGTTCACGGTGCAGAATGTTCCGTTCGAGCGTAATAAGGTTACTACGATTAGAGGCAAGTATTACAACCACCAGTCTGGCGTTTCCTTTTCGCTGAAGGCGGAATGGGATAAGAACGGAAACGATGTGGAGATTTAGATTATAGTTAATAATTTATAGTTTATAGGCTATCGCAGAAATCAGAGGGTACAAACGTACTCTAGTACTATCGTACTATTATACATTTGTACCTTTGTTCTTTGGAACTTTCGTACGTTTATATCTTGATACGAGGTAAACGGTTTCGTAGATATGATTCTCTTGTTTTTCTTCTTATATATAATATGTACGAGAAGATATTTGAGAAGATAAATACAAAAGTACTATTATACTTTCGTATCTTTGTATATATGTATGTACGTTTGTACTTTTCTATTTATGTATTTACCTATATACATTCTTATGTACGTAAATTGATAAATAAATAGGTAAGTTTGTAGATAGATATATAAATAAATATTAAAATACGTACCTAAGTTCATTTTTAAGAATGAAAAGTTTGGCGGTATGAGATATATTTATTAACTTTGCACTAGATTTAAAAATTAAAAAATAAAATAAAATATGGCAGAAAAATTAAAGGAGGTCCTTGCTATCGTGAACGACAAGGGCGGAGTAGGAAAGAGTACCACTGCACACAATTTGGCATGTGGTCTTATTAAAGAGAATGGTTCTCGTGTGTTGATTGTTGACCTGGATGCCCAGGTTGCTAACGTATCCCTGCTTTGTGGCTGGCGTGATCGCACCGACAAGCACGGTACCATGTACGAGGCTTTGGTAAACAAGACTTCTCTCCCAGTGTATCAGGTGAGGGTAGGTGATCAGGACTACGGCGGCAATCTCTATATCGCCCCATCGTCGGAGGATATGCTGAACGTAGAACCTTTCCTGTTGAGAGAGCTGAATCCGCTGAAGGTATTGGTTAAGATATTCGGCTTGCCTGTATCTCTTCCAGAAGATCAGGGAGGCGAGCAGAGCGTGATTGATGCCTTCGACTACATCATCATCGACTGCCCACCGGCTATGAATCTCGTTACCAAGAATGCGATGGCGGTAGCCACGGGTATTATCATCCCTATGCAGTTGGAAGCCCTGCCTACCTTCGGTTCGTCAAGTGTGATAAAATGGGCAGAAGAGGTGAAGGCAGAAATCAATCCAAATCTCGATTTGCGCGGCTTGCTCAAAGTGATGGTGGATAAGCGTACCAAGGCAAGTGTGGAGTTCTCGAAGCACGTAGATGATGAGTATGGCGATTATGTATTCAAGACAGAAATTCCTCGTCGTACTAAGATAGTGGAAGCCCAGGCGATGATTCAGGACATCTTTACCTATGCTCCTGAATGTGATGCTGCGCAAAGCTACGCAGCCTTTGCCAAGGAGATTATTGATACCTATAGCGAGCAGTAGGCTCGTTATGGGTATATGGATTTTTATTACTGGTTTTATGGATTTATAAATTTAGAAAGAGTTATGTCAAAATTTCAATTTGGAAAAACGAAAGTAGCGAAGACCGCAGAGTCTATTCGCGAAGATAACGAGCAGGGCAGTACTCCTTTGGTACCTGTTACACCTGATACGAATCAGCAGCAGAAAGAGCAAACCGAGGAGCAGGTAAAGGAACAGACCCCTGAAGAGTATCAGCCGCAGGTTGAGGAGCGTAAGCCCGAAGTGCAGAAAGAACAGCCAAAGAAAGAACAGCTAAAGGAAGAAAAACCAAAGAAAAAAAAGCCGGAGGTTCAGGTAGAGCAAGTGAAGGAAGAAAAGCCGGAAGCGCCAGCAACTCCAAAAGATGAGCCACAGCAGACTCAGGAAAGTTCGGAACCTGCAGATACGCCCCCAGCTCCTAATAAGGCTTTAGCGGCTATAAGAGATAAGGGTGCGACCAACGGTATTGTTGTTAACGTTCCGATGGAAGATTACTTCCAGTTGATGATGCTGAAAAAGATTGAGAAGAAGACTCTCAAGGAGTTGGCTTTGCAGGCGATACACGAGTTCGTGGAGCGAAATAGAGTAATGTAGTCCCGCAAACCGTTATCGAGTATCTGGACAGACACAAGAACGATTAAAGCAGGTAAACGAAAAGTCAGATTGTGGTAAACGAAAAGTCAGATTTGCAGGTAAACGAAAAGTCAGATTAAGGTAAAATCTTACTAAAGTCTTTTACCTGATTTGGTACCAAATCACTGCATTTATGGCTAAGTTTGAAGCGTAAAGTATTGAATTTCAAGCATTTATATACTGCAAAATGTATTATACTAATGTATTTCTCATTATACCAAATGGTTAAATGATTGATTTCCAAATTATTACGATGAAAACTTAGCCATAAATGTAGTGACTTTCGTACCAAAAGGTACAAAAGGGTTATAGTTCTTGGTACGCAACAAGTCAATACATTTGTGGCTAAGTTTGAGGTAAAATCCTACTAAAGTATTTTACCTTCTTTGGCTCAGAAGTATCATTTGAAAGTTATAAATCTGACTTTTCGTTTACCTAAAAACGAAATCTTTAATTAAAATATTATAGTATTATATATATTAATATATTAGAGAAAAATTAATTCGTTGATAATCAGATACTTGCAGCGTTGTAGGTAAACGAAAAGTCAGATTTAGGTAAACGAAAAGTCAGATTTAGGTAAACGAAAAGTCAGATTTGATATGAACGATGATAATGAAAACAATGGTTTAGCTTGGATAAACACTCCTTTTTCACTCACGAAACTGGATAAACAATACTCTCTGTTTCAGCAGAACGTATTGATGATAACAAGTACATATCTACAGAAGTTTGTAGATGAATACTTTTTGGAGAAAAGGCAGTTGGGCGACGCTCGTTCTGATTTTCTCTTTGAGCAGGGTGTTGATCATGCTGTAATGAACATCCCTCCGATTAAGATAGATATTCATGATTTCGTTACTTGCGAGAATATGAGTTATCAGAAGTTGAGAGCGGAGCTAAAGACGAGCATTCTCGATATGACGGTGAAGAGTACGCTTCCCGATGGTAGCGCTGAGTTTGCCCATATATTCAGTCGCATGAGCATTCCATCGTCGAAGAACGGATATACGACCAAGGACGGAAAAAAGGTAAACCGTATTTTGGGATACATCATGCTTGAGATTGATCCGAAGCTAAGTAAACGAGTGTTTGATATGGGCCAGGGGTATATTCATCATATATCCATGATAGCTAAGTTTGCCAAGAATGTGAATACTCCTCGTGTGTATATTTATCTTTTGCGGCAGATAGGATTGAACCGCAGCATGGATATATCGGTGCCTTTCCTGGAGCTGAAGTCTTATCTTGGTTTGGTTGAGATTGATTCCGTCAAGAAAGAAATCCTGAAAAACGAATTTGGCGAGCCTGTGATGAATAAATATCCCAAGTTCTCGCAGTTTAAGAAGCAGGTTCTTGATGTAGTACGTAAGGATTTGCAGAGGATGGAAAAGCTATCCCAGACAGATATTGTTTTTGATGAGCTGAAGGATGAAGATTTCATCTATCAGTCGGGAAGACGAAAGGGCGACCCTGACTTTATCAGGTTTCACGTAAGGCGCACGGAAGTGGGGGAGGTGCTTTTCTCAAAAGATAAAAACATGGATATTGCAGCCACCCTGAACGAGCGATACAAGCAGAGTAATGTCCGGAAAACTGGCAAGCTTATAGAAGGCGATATATTTGCACATGTGCATCAGCCTACAGAAAGCAAGATTGCTACCGAAGTAGGCGAGGGTGCCGACAAGTGGAAGGCGTTCTGCAACCTCATTATAGGCGACGCTGAGAAATCACTGATTTCCCGCCTTTCCTTTGTCGGCATGAAGAACGACCGCTTTTGCGTGGAGTGCAGCGATGAGGATTTTGAGATGATCCGAAAATTAGGTATCGAGGATAAAGCAAAAGAGTTCTTTGGGTGCAAAGGTTCTTTTGCTCCAGTATTCTACCGCGGATGATTTTGCAGTTGGTAGTTGATAGTTTATAGTTGATAGGGCATTTTCCTGCTATCAACTATAAACTATCAACTATTAACTTTTTTGTCCCCATCATTTCTGAGAAAATAGCTACCTTTGCATCAGAAATATTAAAAACAATGAAAACGTATGAAAAGGAAAGAGATTATTCATCTACTCTTGATAGCAGTAGCGATGATGATGCTTGCGGCATGCGCTTCCTCTCGACGGGTGGTTAGCAACAATCACCAGGAGACGAAGGATAGCGTGAAAACCGAGCAGCAGGATAGCGTGCATAAGCAGGTGGCAGTGAGCGATAGCGCCGCCATGAAGGTAAATGAGGACAAGCACGTATCTGCCACCTCCTCGGAATCGGGCGAATATGAAGAAACTATCCAGGAGAATATCACCGAGTCCACCGATTCTTCCGGCAACAAGCAGAAGACGACCCAGCGCACCACCCATCGCAAAGGCAGCCACAACAGCCAATCTTCCTACGATGAGCGTTTGCAGCGACAGCAGCAGGAAATCAATCAGATGCAGAAGACCATCGATAGCCTATCCATCTGCAACCGCAGCGACGTGGGCACCCACTGGGCAGCTACCGATAGCTTATCGGATATGCAAGAAAAGAATACCGAGGACGCAAGAAAGGCTACCTGGCAGCAGACGGCAAGAAAGAACGCCTTCGCGTTGTTCCTGATATTAGTAGTAGTGCTGATATTGACAACCTTCAAAAAGCATAACGACTATGAGCAAGGGCAAGAAAAGAAAGAATGATTACGACCTCGTAGATAATGAGGAACAGGCAGAAGTAACGCTGCAGGATTTCGTCATTCCGGCAAAGATAGAAGCTTTCGGTAAGCAGTTTGAACCGATGAATCACTGGACAGAAGACTGCGAGGTGTTCAATGATGCCCGGCTTCGGGAGTACTTCAAAGCAATAGTCTGTCCGCTGGGCGACCCCTTGAGCCTATACCTTCAAGAGCTAGGCTATAAAGGCTTCCACATGCAGCATGACGAGAGCGGTGAGCCGGTCATCTATTGCCGTGCTCTATAAACTATAAATTATAAACTATAAACTAAATATAAGGATTTATGGGTAAAGATAACAGACCTCACAACTATCTGAAGATAGCAGAGGAGAGTGAGACAGGCAAGAAGCTGAAAGCCTTTCTTGCTGAGTGCAGTGAAGCAAGCGAAAAGGCGAGAGCCTGGGTAGAGAAGCAGGGAGGTGATACCTATTATGAATCACCCGAAGGCTTTGCCGGAGGCGTAGTGATGGTAGAGTTCAAGAACACTATCCATAAGGAAGGCTGGACAAACGTTCAGACTCCTACCAAGGACGGAATGAAGAGCACTTCTCTCTTTATTCCGGAAGAGAACAGCGAACTGGAAAAGGAGATGATGGCGCTCCCTATAGTAAACGAAGCAGCTCTTATCGCCATCCTGCAGTTCAAGCCAAAGATGGCAAAGGATAAGGACGGCAAGGAAGTTCCTCTTCCCTTCACTTTCGGCAACACTACGCCTGTGCTCTTCCTGCACCACGGCTTCTTTTACACCGATGTGCCTTACGAGAGCACAAGCACCGATTGCCAGGCCATCACGGAGAAAGAGTTCCTTCGCCGCAAGATGGCGGCAGTAAACGAAAGCTAGATTACTATTTTTTCGTGTATATATATCATTCATCTATATTTTAGTTTGGGAATTTAAGTTATTAAGGTTAACTTTCTGCAGCCAGCCGCCCGTGATGGGTAGCTGGCTGTTTTTTATTATCTAAGGCTCACGGTGGCGAATATTCTCTGCCACCATCCCGTAGCCCGCTTGCTGGGGACCTATGCGGCGGGTCAGCTCCGTGATGAGCTTCTGCTGGTCGCAGATCTGCTTCTGCTGCTCGGCTATGATGTCGAGCATGCGGTTAAGCGTATCTATGCTGATACCCGATTCTTTATCGGCAACAGGCAGCATAGCCTCATTTTCATTCATAGACGCAGAAGTAGCAGCCGCATTGTGCTCTTCCTTTTTCTCGTGTCTATGCTCGGAATCGCCACCGTCCCCAGCGATTCCATCGTTGGTTAACCCAGGAACCACCGACTTGATTCTATCCACGTCGAGCGGGTCACGCAGGGCACGTGTGCCCATTTGCCGTTTGGCATCATTTCCCAAATATCCGCCATCCGGCTCAAACTGGTCGCTTATATCAGGGCGCACGTATTCCGCCCCGCAGCAATCACCATCTCCCATAGGGCTAGCATCCGCATCCACAATAAATGCCGAAAGCGGAACATGAAACGCATTGCAGAAGCGCAGCAGGGCGATGGTAGGCAGCGGCGACTTCATGCGCACCCAACTATCCAGGCATGTATTACTCGTAGTACCCATTGCTCTCATCACCTGTTTGTTGGTGATGTCCTTGTTAGCTTCCATCCACTTGTTTAGGTAGCTATAATTATAAAAGTACTTCATATCTCAACTATTTTTAAAAGGTGAATAACTCTATTCTGTTCATCTGAAAAACCAATTAATATATCTAACCTATGTTAAATTCCCCTAATTTCTGAAAGAAAATATAGGTAACGTTTGGTAGTTTTGATTTTATTTTTTAAATTTGCACCAAAATTAAGAAATAAAATTGAGATGACAAAGGAAATCTTAGAAAAAATATGTAGAAAAAATACTCCACTGGAGGTAAACGACATCTCAGTGGAGGAAAAGAAGAACTTAGCTGAGTTTTTATCGACTAAGGGATTCACTACTTCTACTTTCTATCTCAGATTTTTCCAGAAAGGTTTTGATGCCTGGGAGATTCAAGGCGTTAACGACTGCAAAAAACAGTTCTTAGCTATACCCGAAGTAGGTAAGCTATTGACTGAATACGTAGAAACCGATGCACTGGGCAACGAGATAGGCAAGAAAGGCTATCTGGCAGAACTTGCCAAGAGCGACGAACCGGGTGTGTTCTATACCTGCTTAAAGAAGGCGAACAATGGACTCTGCATGAAGTTCTTCGCCTATATGGAGGAGCGAGGTATGAGCCGCACCACCATCATCAAGCGTTTCACCACTGATGATTGGAAGCTCTGGGAGCAGGATGGCATCAAGGCACTTTTAAGCATTCATAACTACAAATGATAGATGTAACTGTTGATTTAGAAACCTGTTCGCTTTCTCCCACCGCTGCCGTGATGAGTATCGGCGCGGTGGCGTGGAAGCGCTACGGAAAAGAATCGCCTTTCTTTGATGAAGGCGACGGCGTTTTGAGAAATTCAACTTTCTCTGCACATGTGGATTTACGATCCATGTTCCTCAATGGCTTCACCTTCGACCAGAATACGGCAGACTGGTGGGCAAAGCAGAGCGACGAGGCAAAAGCTGCCTTGCTCGACAACGACAGCGACGAGGAACCTTGCCGGCCGATTGATGTAGTCGTTAACGACCTATTCGGGTGGATAACCTATATCAAGCAGAAACTCGGTGATGAAGACCTTTGCCTTTGGGCGCAGGGCACCGACTTCGATGTGGCCATCCTGAGATATATTTGCTACAAGATGGGCATCAAGTTCCAGATTAAGCATACCCAGTTGAGAGACCATCGCACGTTCTATCTGGAAATGGCGAGAATCTTGTGGGATGCAGCCGGGGTTCATGAGGAACCTTTCACCCTCGACAGGGCTTATGCCTTGACTACGGACTATAAAGACATCGCCGATGATGAAGGCGCGGCACATGATCCGCTCTTTGATTGCAAGCGCAGTATTTATAGTACTTGGCAGATGATGCAAAAAATGAGGGAAGCCTATGCCCCGTCTATTTGATTTGCCTTATATCCCTAACCGGAAGGGCATACAGCAGAGGCATAGGAACCTATCCCGATATAAGATGCTCCATCGTTTCGCCTATACCGAGACGATGAGCGGACTGAGGGATGATATTCCGACACTGCTATTTTATGCGCCCTTCGCCCTGTTGAAAGATACCTGCGAGTATCTCTGCAGGATGATGACGGGCAGCGTGGAAGATATGATCATCACGCCTTCGCATAGTTGCCGCCGAAAGAACGGAAAAATCTATTGGAGGCAGGAGGTGCAGATTATCGGTCTAAATACAGATTTCCTCACGATGGAAAGTCTCTCGCAGATGATAGTACATCGTATGGAAACTATCTGCAACTGCAAAGTAAGGCGTTATCGCCTGGAAACATTCTTGAATTTATAAACGAAAAGATATGAAGAAATAAAAGATATTCTGCATGACATCATGCAACTTCGGTACGATATACACTTCGTTTCCGATTTTTATTTTGTTAGACAACCGAGCCATCGGTTAAATGGCAGGAAGACCGGACGGGCGATAGGTGGACGCTGAAAAGCTTCACTAATAAGTTGATACCCCCCCCCGCAGTCTCGGAACGATAAGTGAAAAGTCTGATTAAAAAGCCTGAGGAATACCTATCGATGCGGTAAGCGGGGCATCCTCGAAATTTGTCGGTGTCGCCCCGAAGGTCTTCTTTCTTTGACAATATGATATAAAGAGAATAGGGGAGGCATTCTGGAAACGCTCTTAAGCAAGGGTAGTGGGAGTCAGTAATGCCCCACGACTATGCTGTACACTGCATCTTTGCAGCGGGCGAGTACCACAGATTTTCAAATGCTCCGACCGCTCGCTCTGGAATATAACCCGGCAAGATGTAAACACTTGAAGTTTGGCCTACCCTCATGCAGCCGTTCCCAGCGATTCCGGCGCTGGCGAGGTCAAGAGTGGTGCCTTCCTTTTCTCTTTTAACTCTATAATTACTCTTGGTATAAGATATGTTATTCCACCCTATATTAAACCAGATTGCCAATCTCGACATGGCTTTCCTTGTGAAGCCAGCCGATGAGCAGCGCATCGAAGGACAGACGGCTTGTTTCTGTCCCCTCTGCCAGAAGGAAGAGGCAGACGATGGCGAGCAGAGCAAAGCGAAGCAGACACCGCACCTCATTATCTATAATAATGAGCGTGGTGGTATGTATAATGGTGTAGGGGTGGATAATGATACCAAGGCAGAGCATGGTGCCTTGCGCTGGATGTGTACCAAGACCGGAAAGTATGGCTACGGTGCAATCGAGCTTTATGCGGCAATGCGCAAGTTGCCAATGCACGGAGCAAGCCTATTGCGTCTTTGCCACGACCTCGTGGCAAAGGTGTATGGCGACAACGAGAAGACAAGAGCCAAGTGGCCGATGCTCTTTGCCAGGATGGACTACCGTACCATCGCCCCACAAACGATTGAAACGTTTTCTTTTATTCCAAAAACTGACTTCAATCCCCAGGAGCTTGCAGCCCTTGGGTGCGAAGTTACATCCGTAAAAGGCATTCCGCAATACGGCTTCGGTAAGGACTTTAATACTACGATGCTAAATGAAGATTTCCGCATATACGCCGTAGATAAAGTAACCCTGCCTAACGTGGTGAGAAACGGACAATTGGTAAGCGAAATCATTTACGGCACTCCCTGGAACCCGCTGTTCGTCTGCTTCGCTACAGACGTAATAGCGCCGCAGGGCAGCTGCGGATGCTTCTTTCGTCCAGCCATGCAGCAAGACCCCATCGTCTTCTCCACCTGCGAGGATCACAGCGTGAGAAAGGTGAGTAAGTGGCTGATGGGTGATAAGGTTTTCACCTATGCGATGGACCATCGGAGTAATAACTCTACTGCCGTTCACTCGGCAATAGAAAAGCTGCAACCCGATGAACCTTATACAGAGACTAAGGAGATATGGGTGGAGAATGAAACGAAGGAAGGAGCGCCGAAAGGTACTTATCATAGTGAAGAGGAACCCATAGAAGTGGGCGACATCAAGGCTCAGAACATCGTGTTCTGTAGAACACCCGAAGACGCATTGAGCATTTATTATGCCATGCGTTCCCTGCGTCAGGATAAGGCGCAAGATAAGCATTTTCAGAAATATTGTTGGTATCACGTAGCCTTCTCGCTAGGCAGAAGAAACTTCTGGTATATCGAGCGTGGGCAGTGGAGGCAGGAAAAACTCGACTTCAATGCTTTGCAGTATCAGAAAATGAAGCGATTTGCCGAAAGGGTCATCATGATTTACCCTAACGACATTGCCAGCCAAAGGGATTGTGGAGCCATCGCAACTAAGTATTGCGATATTTGTTATGCCACGCTGCCCGATGGCTTCAGAAGCAGATATAATCAAAGGTGGAACTGGTTGTATGGTTGTTCACCACGAAGCGTGAGAGATTATCTGATGTGCTACCACATGGATGATGCCGACAATTTTAAGTTCGACCACGATATAAGGTTGCCGCTATATTCGAGATTGCGGGGAGCCAACAATACGGACCCATTCGAGATAGAATATCCTCGTGATCCGAGAAGCGGCAAACTTAAACCGCCTACCTGCAAGGTATCGCCTACCAAGGTGTGGCTCTTTATGACCTGTCACGGCTATTACAGAATGATAGACCCTGAGAGTACCGACCTCGTAGGTCAGTATATCCATCTAGACAGATGCTTTGTTGAGTACATCGACCAGAAGAGTATCATCCAGGCAACAAAGGTTCAACTTCTGCAGTTCACTGAGCAGAGTTGGCGGTATAATGACAAGGAGCGCAAGATGATGTCAGATTGTGCGAATCTGATAGACAAGAATTTCAGTGAGAAATCGGCTGGAGGCTTGCAGAGCATGGTGATAGATTTCACTGAAAGTTTCGATGCGCATACGGAGTATTTCTTTTTCCGCAATGTGGCGTTAAAGATTACGCCAGAAACCATCATGCCGGTTAGCTATGAAAAGCTGAACTTCTTTATCCCAGCCTTGGCAAAGAAGCCGTACGATTTCACGATGAGGGTATTCAATCCTCCTTTCGTTATCAGCGAGAGCCAGGAATATAAGGATAAGGTAGCAGCCATCGCCCAAGATGAAGCGCAGGTTAATGAGGACGGTTCTCCTGTTTTTACGAGAGCCGAAATCGACCAGAAGAAGAAAGACCTTAAAGATTGGGCGCAAACCTTCCGCTGGCAGGTTGATTGGCAAGGTAAGCAGGAGAAGGAACTTTGGCCTGTACTGAGAGTGATACGCGGTTGCTGCAATGTGCAGTGGAGACTGGAGCAGGACAGTATTCGCAACAAGAAGCCGATGCCTGCTGAAGCCATCGCCGACATTAACTCTCATTTCGCCAACATGATTTCCTGCCTGGGAAGAATATGCTATCGCTCATGGGCTGACATGCAGAGTATCTGCCCCTATCTCCTCGAAGATGCGGTGGAGGACGAAAAGCAGGCAAGTGGCGGCTCGGGCAAATCATTGATAATAAACCTCGTGGTAGGTTCTGCTGTGAATGTGTTGCGTGTCGATATGAAAGAGTTTGTAACGATTGCCGACGCAAAGTTTGCTCTTTCTGATTTACTGATATATCCCGGTAAGTTTAGAGTAATACACTGGGAAGATAAGCCTTCGGGTTTCCCGATGAAGTACTTCTATATCAAGGTAACAGCGGGTGCCAAGGTTGAGCGAAAGTTCGGCGACCCGATTGTATTCAAACTGGAGGAATCGCCACTGAATGTGATTACCAGTAACTATCAGCTAAGTGATAGTGAAGATAGTACGCTCAGACGTTTTCCCCTGGTGTCATTATCCGACAGATTTTGTGGTGAGAATCCCATGAAACATAAGTTGGCGCGCTCTCCTAAAGAGGTAATGAAGAATCTCGCCTCAGACCCCGAAAAGCTGAACGAGCGAGACCGCAATCAGGCGATATATATCTGTGCCCTCGCCGTGCAGTTCATCATGCGCTATCATACCTTTGCGGTTGCTCCTCAGAAGAACGTTCAGCGAAGATTGATGGTAAGAGAGTTGACCGAGAACACGGTGAACTACTTTGAGTGGTTCTTCAGCCGTAATGAGGTATATTCAGCACCTATCTGTGCAGACGAAATGTTTAATGAGTTCATGCGAGATTGGGCTGATGCCAGCGAGGGTAAGAGCAAGGAATACAGCCGAGCCACCTTCAAGAAGAAAATCAGGAAGTATTGTGAGAATATGAATATCGACTGCAATCCGGAGAATCTTCTGATAGGTGAGGACAACAAGCGCCATGGCTGTTTCAAGCTTCGAGCCTGGATAACGGAGGAGTACTTCGTAGGACGGGAATGGGAGAATGATGAAAGTGTTGAGCCGAAGCATATCCGCAGGGTGAAGACGAGCAAGCACGTCTATTTCTTCTTCCGCAAGGGTAAGGATCATATTCCTGAAAGCTATGACGAGTTGAAGCGGATAGCGAAGGAATACGTGGAAGGTCCCGACCCATTACCTTATCGTGATGATGATGGAAATATCGTTTCCCTCACCTCAGAAGAGGAAGAACGCTGGAAGGCATTCACCTCCCGCAAGCAGGGCAGAAGGCAAGCTATACCGAACGCTAGCGATGGCAGCAATGCTGCTGCTACCGTAGATGAAATAGATAAGAGCAACCTCCCATTTTAGGCAGTTGATAGTTAAGAGTTAATAGTTAATAGTGGCAGTCTTGCTCTATAGACTATAAACTATAAACTAAGAAAAAGGTTATGGTAAAGAAAGAAGAAACAAAGAAGAAAGGCATCCGGATAGCCAATCGTCAAGCCTGGGTAGATACCTTCGTGTATCTCTGCCCGCAGCATCGAGGCGGTACAGGTCCCGGTGAGTATTGCGAGGCTCCCGACGGCACCCGAACCAACTGCACGGGCAGATGCACCTACACGGGTAGCGGAGCCTGCGAGCAGGTGAAGCAGTTCTTCCAGACATATATTAAATTTGTAAACAAGGAAATTGAATTTTTATAAAAATAATATTTAAATTATGGCTAGTTTTAGTGGAAATGTCGACCTTCTGGCTCTGAATGGAGCCAAGGTCTTAGTTGGTATCGACGAGAAGAATGCAAAGCGTCCTTACGTTTGCATTCCTCTCGATGTGAACGAAATTAGAGTAGAAGCATCTAAGAATGATGCAAGTAAAACTCAGGCAAAACTGAGAGTCAACATCTGGCCTTTCAATGAGGCGTATAAGAATAAGATACGCCAGAGTGCAGCCGAGCGTGGCGATACCCAGGTGAGTGTACCTACCCACGAAATGCAGCTCCCGTTCTCCACCGAGTACGTCAAGGCAGTAGCCAAGGCATTTCCGAAGCTCGTAGAGCAGGTGAAGGAAGCCAACAAGGAACGAGATCCGGAAATCATAAATCAGGATTTCAACGATGAGAACTCTCACCTCTTTAAGGCAATCCGCACCCGTATGAACAAGCGAATCGCCAGCCTCTATCAGCCACAGACCGCGCCCCAGCAGCAGCCATATCCGCAGCAAGCCTACGGCGCTGCCGGCAATGCCACCGCCTATGTACCGCCAGCTGAAGGAGGCAATGATTATTCATCAATGCCAGGTTACGACGATCCGAACAGCGACCTGCCATTCTAGTTAATAGTTAATAGATAATAGTTAATAATAAAATGAAGATACAAGCGCAATCATCCCTCTTGCTTCGCCAGGCTTTACAAAAAGCAGCGAAGTGTATCGACAGCAAGTCATCCGTCGCCATATTGGCCAACGTACTCCTTACCCAGCGCAAGGAAGACGGCAAATTCTTTTTCGTATCAGCTACCACTGATTCGGAACTTATCATTCCTGCACCCCTCACCATCGTAGAAGGAAGCTTCAAAGAAGATGCCGTTCTGCCTATTACATCATTACTATCCCTCCTCTCCACCCTCCCTGCCGACTGCGTAGTCACCATGGATCTGTCTCAGGACAAGGAGCGCAACATGAACATCGAGTACTGCACCCAGAACGGCGAAAATGTAAAAAAGGGTAATGTGAGTCTGGTTTATTTCAGCGCAGAGGCATTCCCTCGTGCTGCGCAGCCTGATAATGTCAGTCTCCATATCTCCCTGCCGATGGCAACCTTCAGCAATGTACTTTCTCATGCCGGCAAGTTCGTATCTGATTCCGATCTTCGCCCAGTGATGAGATGCCTCTGCATCGATGTAGCCGAGGATAGAAGTGAAGTTATCTTCGTAGCTTCCAACGGCCACGTCCTTATCAAACTGATTCATACCAACAATCCTGATACAGGAGGCAGCAATTTCTTCCGTAGTGGAACACCGGGAAAGATTCTCGTATATAGCTCCTTCTTCAAGACTTTTTCTGCTTTTGATGGCGAAGAGGATATTGATATTGAGGCAAACGAGAGCATGGTGAGATTCACGGCAGGTGACATTACCTTCGTCTGCAAGAAGGCAGAGGGTCAATATCCTAACTACAATTCCGTCATCCCTAAGAACAATCCATATACGGTTGTTGTAGACAAGCGAGAGCTGGCTAGCGTAGTGAAGCGTGTGGCTCTCTTCGCCAGTGAGAGTAGCAACCTTATTATGCTGAAGAAAGATGGCATGTTCCTCGATATTACTGCGCAGGATCTCGACTTCAATATGGCAGCCAACGACCAGGTACTTATCAATGACAGTACCTGTCCGGAAGGTCATAGTATCGGATTCAAGGCAAGTAGTCTGCTCGATGTTCTTGCACCTATTCCTGATGATAGCATCTGTCTGCATCTGAGCGACCCTAGCCGTGCAGCAGTTATCACTGCCAATGAATCATCGCCAAGAGCATTGACCCTGCTCATGCCGATGATTATCAATGATTAAACTTACATTAAACTGATAAGATTATGGACGATACATTGCTCTTTATCCCTCCCTGCTGCGTGGACAGAAAATTGCCACAGGCAGTGATGCAGGCACCACGGCGGGCATTGAGTTTCTATACTCACGGCGATGTGCTTGTGGATAAATTCTTCCACGCCATCGGATGTATGGCCGACACGACTCCGAACCGTGGAACAAAGAACCATTTCTGCGTGATGGTGCTGGCTATGACCGTAAGCAGAACTTCTGCCACCGGTTATATCATCAACTACCTGAAGACTTGTTTTGAGCGTGAATGGATCACTCACCTGGTGCTCTCTACCGACAAGAGCGTAGAGGATTGGCTGGATATCCATCTGCGGGAGTATAAGGACAGGATCCTTTATGCGAATCATAAGGACGTAACAGCGCAGACTTCGCACATGGTTCTTTACAACGAGGAAAAGGCTTTCACCGTGGCTGGTCCGATGCTCGATACGCCAACGGGCAAGCTGTCGCATTATTCGATGGTACTCTATCCTGACTATGCAGCCTGGGATAACGCCTTCGACTGGTCAAACCCTTTAAAAAATATCTGTTTGCCAGATATATTGCGACACCGACAAAGGGTAGCCAAGGAGAAACGAAAGGTAAAAAGCATCATCCTAGACCGTTTCCTGCATGCCCAGATGCCTCCTTATGCAGAGGATATGGAGCAGAAAATCCATCGTGATTATTACGACTTCGGCGGCAACGTGTAAGCATTTGTAAACTGATAAATATGTATCGCCATGACAAGATATAAGCAGTCTTATCAGAACCTTCGCCAGTTTTGCGAAAAGTGGCAGTGGATAGACCCACGCAGCGGTCAGCAGGTAACTGGCTACGTGCATCCGCAGACGGCGAGGAAGGTGGAACGCAAGCCGTTCTACATCAAGTTCCTCACCAAGACCGGACATGTGGATGAAGGTGAATGCGTCTGCCTGAAGGTAGATGTACTGCGCCACCAGCGAAAAGTGCAGTTCGTCAACAGCAAGCAGATAAGGGTAGTGAACGACATCCTGGTACTCGAAGTAGACGGAATCAGGTTCATTACCCATTAGTGATGAGTGAGTAGTGATTAATGAGACTTCATGTTTTTTTGGTTAGTTAGATTATAGTTTTTTAAACTCTATGATGTTCATCTTTTTAGGTGAATTGGTTCCCCTCCGGTGCGTGAGCATAGGAGGGTTTTTTAAACAAGAATACTCATTTTAAAAACGAAATATAAACTATGATAGAAATTCCATTTTTAGTAAGAATCGTCCTCATCCTGATAGGGGCAGTTCTCGTAGTCTTCATCTTAAAAAGACTTAAGAAGAAAAAGGCAGGGAACGCGTTAAAAGATTTAAGCGCCCTCACCGCTTTGATTACGAAGTGGGAGCGTTCTGGCTTGCTTCATTGGCAGGTGAAGGGCAAGACTCTTTTGCTGGAGCAGAGCCTCGCAGTCTCCGTGATGTCGCTGGGACCCGAGAAATTCAAGAAGTTCCTCAATCTCCTAGCGCAGTTAAAGAATGCCGAACTGGTGGGTAATGCCTACGAGCAGCAGCGCCTAGACCTGGAGACGGCAGCCGTGCGAAAGGCGCAGGAGCAGACCCTGAATAAACTCACCGATATTGATATTCAGCGCATCCGTCAGGATGCACGCAAGGATATGCAGCACATCGACATGAAGAGTATCCTGGATGCCATCCATGAGTTCGACATTATGATCATCCGCAGCAACGCTATCTCTTCGGCGGATGCCACCGAGGAAGGAGGCCAACTGGTAGCCGTAGGTCATTTCGATGGCAAGAAGGTGGAAATAGCAATGTGGAACGAAATCAAGAATGATCTGAAAGAAGAAAAGTAATGAGAATAAAGATATAATAATAAGAAGGTATAGTCTTAAAACTATACCTTTTTTAGTATCTAATATATAATAATTCTTAAATTTAGACCAAATTATAAAATAAACAATAGCTAACCTATCATTGTTTGAAATATTTTTGTATTTTTGCAGCCGAAAAGATAGGTAATATATACTTTTTTAAATAAAAACGAAATGGTTAATATCACCCATTGTTCGCAGAAGCCTGATGCCAAGCCTTGCTGGGTATGCCTGCACGGTAGGTATTGCATCGGTGGTTTGTACTGCTGCAAACGGAAACGGTATGTGCAGTATCAGGATACCGCCGATTGTCCGGATAAGGAGATGGAGCAGGTTAGTTAGTAACACAATAATAAGGTAAAGATATGGAAAAAGAATTTAAGGCCATCCTGCTTACCAAGGAGTCTTGGATGAATAGTCAACTGAGTGTGGCCAAGTATTCCGGAGGTGTACAGGTTACTGGCGAAGGCGGTAAGAAGAGAACTCTCCTCATCGTGAATAAGGAGGGTAAAGACCTGTACCAGGTGGGCATCCCTTCTGGCGAGTCAGCCGACTTGGTAGATAAGGAGTTTATTCCTTTCTATAAGAAGCTGGGCAGAGATTTGTTTATTTCCATCGTTAATGCCAATCCTTTGATTTCCCGTAAGGATCTGAAGGAACGCCTTACTCAGGCTGCCGAAGTCAAGAAGGGGTATGAGGCGGAAATGGAGAAGGCAAGAAAAGAAAAAGAGAAGCGACAGAACCCTTCGCTTTTCGATTAGATAATTCGAGTTTTAATACAATAAAGATTTATAGAGTAGAATGAAAACATTAGAAGAATTTCAGCAACAAGTTCTTACTCCTTTGCGTAAGGAGAGAGACGACAAGCAGGACGCAGCGAGAGAAGTTCGCTCTAACGCTGCTGCTGAGTATATGAAGGCAAAGAAGATGATTGAGGAAAAAGAACATACCTTCAAAGAACTGCAAGAGCAAGTACTGGAAGCATTCATACACCAGCAACTCATCGACCGAAAGGCATATAAACTCCTGCTGACCGCCGAGCGTACAGATGCTTGTGCCAAGTATGATAAAGCCAAGCACGATGAGAAGATAGCAAAACGCCGTGCTAACGAGGAATATATGGATAAAGTAGGCATCGCCTTTTCCCGATATAACAAAGAACGAGTAACCGCAGGCGAGCAGCCTATATATTACGAGAAGAGCCGTGAGGTCCTAGCCGAGGAACGCAAGGCTGGCTATAGTGAACAATAAACAACAAAAGCATGAACACAAAACAACAGAATGTTCTTCGCACTCTTTTGAAGAAATATAAATTCAAGAGTGTGAGCAATATAGTCCGTCAGGAACTCGGAATCAATTTCGAGAACTTCTTACAGAAGACGGAACCCCTCTACGTTATTCCTCGCATCGCTTCCTGCTATGCCGTGGAAGGGGATAAAGAGAAGCTGAATGGTATCATTTACAAAGAATGGCTCAAAGATGTGGTAGAAAAAGCCTGGGTAGCCCCTCTCAATGAATACACTGAGGAGTACGGCGAGCGCATCGTTCTTTCCGCCATCTACTATCTCATCGACAACGGCTTGTGGGAAGTATACGAAGGTCGCCTAGCTCTGGATGCCCAGGAAGATAACTACTACGATAAGCTGGAAGATATGCCTTCCGCCATCGCCATGGTCCAGGAACAGCAGCAAGCCGAGGAGAAGAAAGTTGAGGAGGAGAAAGCCGCAATGTCTCTCACTGGAGCACCTGATAAAAATCCCCCTCTCGCTCCCGTTCCCAGCGATTCCATCGCTGGCAAAAAGGAATCCACCCCAGGCTATACGCTCACCGCCGAGGAAGCCGTAACTCTCATCGGTACCACTTCCGAAACCTGCGTTCAGTTAAAGCAGAACATCGAACGCCTGTTTGATTTCATCCGCACCGACAACGATACCGATGTCCTTCGTCAGAAGCTCTCCGACCTGCAGCGTCAGCTAGAAGCCCAGAAAGCCGAGCACCAAAAAGATATAACCGCCCTTCAGCAGAAAGTCGATGAAGCCAATGCCACTATGCAGAAGGCAAGCAATTATATTTCTAAGCTGCGTCAGGAAGCCCAGGAAGCCCAAAAGCAATACGATGAGCTGAATGCCAAATACAAGAAAGCTCTGGATGAGCGTGATGATGCCGACAAGGAGTTGGAAACCTGCAAGAAACTTCTCGAAGAGGAAGCCAATCGTGAGCAGCTTCCGAAGAAGAAAATCATCCCATACAGCGTATTGGATGCCGTTCCGCTCTTGGGCAAGGGTGTAATGACGGGCTTGGTACCCGTCCTCTCCAAGTACAACATCGTGGTAGATTATAACAAGTAGAAAAGCGTATGGATCAAGGTATCGTCAATCCAAAGAATTTGTTTCTTTCAAGGGTAGAAAGAAAGGACAATATCGTTCTGATGCCTACTCCTGTTGGCAGACCCGAAGAGTTCGGCTGCATAAAATTCAACAACGTCACAGAACGTTTATCGAAGCCCCGGGTAGTAGATCATGCAGAAACGGATGTTGAATTTGTTTTCCGAAACAAGATGGGCAGCGTTTATGCCGCGGTTTATCACAACGAAAAGGGCGAGGTAATCACAGATATGCTGACTAAGGCGAAAAGCTCTAAGTGGGAGTTTCACAATTTTAAAATCAGTTTTCTTCCTTGTTTTACGAATGCTTATATCTCGTCGATATATGGCTACAAGCAGATTTCTGAATTGCAGGTTGCGCAGGAATTATCTCGCTTCTTCGCATTTGAAGGCGTTAAGTCAGTTATCGGAGATTATTCCATGTTAGCACTCCCCGGCGGCATAGCCGTAGCTCGATGCGTCTTCAAGGATGAAGAAATACTTTCTGCTGAGTTGTTCGATTTCGTAACATACGAGTCTCTTGATAGGGATGAAATCAAGGACATCTACTATCAGGAGTTCCATCAATACATTTCCGGAGAAGAAATGAATATCTCTAATTTCCCCGAAGACTTTCTGAAGGAGATTCTTGCGGATAGTGTAGAGAAGATGCAGAAGAAGTGTAACAAATAAAAGAATAGTCTTGAGAGAATGGAAAAGACAATGGCAAATAAAACAAAACGATATGGATAAAGTAGATTTCGATTATAATTTCTATCTCACCACCCTTCGCACAGCCGATGCGGTAGGCATGACGGTAGTGAAGAAGGATGACCTGGCACGTGTCATGGCTATCATTCTCAATGAGGGAGGCAACGAGCAGTTTGTCTATAGCTACAAGCTAAAGGTAGAAATGGATTTCGCCCAAGAGAAGTATCATATCCGGGGTGGCGAGACTCCCGACCCTAGATTTGTTCTCCTTTTGCAGCGCTATGTCCGGGAGATAGAAATCTATCAGGAGCAGCATAAAGGCGGCTATCCCGACTGGGCAGTAACCCTGATGAAGGATCGCTATGGCATCAAGCTCTATAATTGCTAAAGCTTCCGTTCCCAGCGATTCTATCGCTGGTCCAAAAGAAAACATCTAGAATAATAAGTTTATGAAAATATTCAAGCTAAAAGAAGGTACCAAGTCCTACGATTGGGTAAAGGACGTAATGTCAAAAGAACTCGAAGAAAAGAATGCGTATGGCAGACGAGTTCAAGAAGCGATGGGCATTCCTCTAGGTAATTGCATCTATCGCTCCGCCAATTTTTGCTATGCCAGAAAAGCAATTATCCACAAGTTTGAGTTTACCTCTGAAGAGTATGCTAAAATAGATAAAGATGTATGGAAGAAGCTTGGCGGCGGTGAATCTGTCGTATACGTAGTTCCTAGCCCGATAAGCGAGCAGGGCAAGCGTATCAGAGAAGCGATGCAATCATATAACCCCATAACCTGCCATGCCGAAATTCTTGAAAAGTTGGGCTTGAAATCCATTGTTCGAGAAATCGACACTACCCCCGTCAGTCTTTTCACCCACGAGAATAAGTATTACTTCGTCCTCGCAGATGATAACATCGTTCTTGCCGATGATAACAACGGCGAGATAGAGTTGATAACCGAGGAGGATGCCAAGCGCCTCACCGGTTTCAAAGATGAGCGGGTAGATTATAGCGAATAGCGTATGGCAGAAGAAAGCTTTTCAAAGCAGATCTATACCCTCGAAGACCTGGCAAACGATATGTTCTGGCGAGACTTAAAAGAATTGTCGGCAGATCTGGTTTATTGGAACCATGGTCTTTGGGCAGAACAGGAGCGTTTACGCAAGGCTCTCGATGAAGGTATAGTGATTAACAATGAATGGTGTAATGGGGATTTTCGCATTCCGAGAACTCTACATCATGGGATGTATGAATATTTGAAAGGTGCAGACGAGTTTCGTTGCAGAGTAGGAGTTGTCTTGTACTATGGCGATAAATTCACGCAAGATGGTGCGTGTTCGTCCTTCTATTCCGGAGATACGAAATACCAGCAGCGCCCTGCACCTGATTACGTCGCTCGTTATTTTACTAAAAGAAGACAGACTATGACAGAGAAAAAAGTGTTGCCCCTCGTCTTAGAAAAGAAATGGTTCGAGAAAATCGTTTCTGGTGAGAAGACGGAAGAATATCGGGAAATCAAGAAGTACTGGGCCTCCCGACTGGTAAATCAGCAAGCCGAAAGCGGCGAAGTGTTGTTTGATGAGTTCGGCGGCTATACCACCGTGATAGGCGAGCCGGAATATAAACCCTTCACTCACGTCCTCTTCTATGCAGGTTACGCCAAGGATCGCCAGGTAGTAGAAAGGAAAATCGAAAGCATCTCTATCGGCAAACCGCAGAAGGGTATGTGTCCTGATGAGTGGCTAAATAAAGATGTTTTCATCATCAAATTCAAGTAATCGTACGGCAAAGAAAGAAAAGAAATGTTGTGGTAACTGCTACTGGTTTGACAACGAAGACGTGGAAGGCGCAGGATGGTGCACCGATTTTCAAGGCGAAACGTTATGTGATTCGGTTTGTGATAATCATTTAAATAAATAAGCGTATGACACAAGAAGAATATATTAAATCATATCCTATAGTACCCTATACCGAGAGTGTAGATGCTGATAAGCTGGCAGAAGGTAGGATATATGCCGCAGAAACAATGGGGGCGGATTCGATATTAAAGAGGTCGTTTATTTGCGTGAAACAGGTCTATCCTCAAGGCCTTGGCATCTCACTGTATTTTGGGGTATATTTTGAAATAAATGGTACACTGGTTCATATATTGGATTCTCAAGCAGAGCATTACCAAAGTGTGGCTTCTTCGCAGTATGCCAATTTTATATATAAGAATATAGGTATACGAGGAATTGACAATTACCATTTCTTTATCCCTGGCCAAGGTCAGGTAATGAACGCCTTAAATATCCTCGGTAGTTTGGGTTATGAGTTTACAGATAACGAAATTAAAAAGAAATAGCGTATGTTCATAGTAACAAACCCTCTCTTGGTATTTCTGTTCGTGTTCTTAGTAATGATTATATTTGTAATCTGTGATAAGATAAAAGAAGAAAGATCTTACAGATTAAGTCATAGGCTTTGGGCAGGAGAGGAAAAATGCCAATGGAACATAGAGTCTCAGTTCATTACTGGAGACTTGGTATCAATAGACTGCCATCGTGTATATGAAGTTTTGGGGCGTATTTCTGAAACGGAATATCTAGTCACCTATAATCGGCTTCTTAAAAAAGGGCATATTTTCGTGCATGTATCTAATATAAATGGTCTTAGAATTACTCCTGACAAATTGATGCAAGCAGGTTTTTCTTGTCCAGATTTTGTTGATCCGAAAGAAATGCGTTATGATGTGCCTTATAAAAAGGTATTCAAAAAGGATGGTACTGAAGTTATAATAACTCGTAGCGCCAAGAGCACTATGCTAAGAAATTATTGGAATGTTCATTTAGAACATTATGATTTTGTTACTCCGTCCAAAAAAGATATTGTTTACATCCACGAGTTGCAGCATTTTCTTTTTGGTCTGGGTCTTAATTATCGAGAAAAATAATTTTTAAAGCGTATGAAAGAAGAAGAGCGTGCAGCCTTGGCTGCGAGATTAAAATAATAAAAACATTAAAGATTATGGCATGTAATTGTATTAGCAGAGTTGAAAAACTTATCAAGGAGAAGACCAACGAGAGTGGTTGCCTTGATACAGGTATCGGTGTTCCATCGGGCATTGCGATGGTAAATATTTATGGTTTATTTCATAAGCAGAAGAAGGATGGCTCCTTCTGCGAAAAGTGGAACAAGGTAAATATCTTCCCAGAGTATTGTCCCTTCTGCGGTAAGAAGTATGTTGAGGACAAGAAAGAAGATGTTCAACAGAAAGAAAACGGAAAGTAGCGTATGAAAGAAAGTCTTAGAAATTATTATTATCACCCGGAATTTACAATGGCGGATAAGTCATTTACGATGATTCCTACCCCCAAAGACTTTGGTCAGTATCTACAGAATAAACGTAACAGGAGAAGAAAGAAATGACGTTAGAGTTATCGACGGAGGAAAAGATTATCGTAACTATTCTTTGGGTATTTACGATATTCTTCCTGGTGTTGGTTTCCGGAATATTTGAAGGTGGGCATGAGCCTATAAAGCCGCCGAATATCCCGCCACCGCCGCCTCCATCTCGCCCTCATCCTCTGCTATTCCGTCGCAGATTAAGAGTAAGAACTAAAAAACGAAGAAAATATGTTATACGAAGCAAAAGAAGGAACAAAGGCTTACGAATACATTAGGGGTATTCTCGAAGCTGAAGAAAAAGAGTATCAAGCTTACATGAAGAGAGTGGAAGAAGCTGTAGACTTCGAGTTTGATAAGTGGCAAGGCTATCAGCCTAACCGCAGTCTGCTGCGAGAGTATTATATAACCGCTATCTGGGTACCGTTCGAGCGATACGAAACGCTGGATAAAAAGGTATGGAAGAAATGCGATGGCAAGAAACTGGAGGATGGCTATTATGTAGCTGTAGCGCCTAACAAGCGATACAAGCAGGGTAAGGCTACCGCCGCCGTACTTGCCTCTTATAAAGGAGTAACCAATCATTTCAAGATATTGAAGGAGTTGGGCATAGGGGGTTCTCAAGGTAACTCTATCTCCATCACTCAGCTTTTCCCCTGCAAAGACCGTATTTTTGCCTTCTTCGATGATGGCATCCGAGCAGAGAAATGCAACTCTGATTTCACGGAAATCACGATTGGTGAATATGAGGATCTTATTAATAGTAGCAAAGAAGGATGATCGTATGAAGATAAATATGAATCAGATAAAGGAGAAGATAGCAGGCTTTATCTTTGACCTTATCATAGAATCGGGCAGTAAGTCTAAATTCTTCCGTAAGTACACCAACCATCGCTTCCGTAAGCAGTACGAACGATTGAAGGATGATTCCTATTTTCATCAGTATAAACGCAACAACGCTTTAGAAAAAGCAAATAGTAAGCTGCATGAAAGGATCAGCGCTTTAAATTACAGACTTCACTCTATTTATGATGCGGTGAAAGTCGTAGCTACGGAGTACCCTAAGAACATCCCGTGCCCTCACGGAGAAAAAGATGAAGAAAACGATTGCCCTGTCAGAACAGATTCCACTGAATGCTGGTGCTGCCCAGGTTTCGTATGTAGAATACCTGAAAAAGGTACCATTATCTGTTGGAACGAGAACTTTGAACAGAGTGAGGATTTAGAAAATAAAGAAAAATAACGTATGGAAACAAATGATTATGTAAGCATCATCAAAAATATGCTAAAGTTTAGCAATATGGTGGAATGCGTTTATCCCGACCAATACAAGTTTGTCTGTCATCTGCATAATATTCAGGAGCGTGAAGCGATGGATATGTACGGTGATCTGCGTAAGATAGCTTCGGGTCAGTATTGGAGTATCAAAGATAAGAAGGACGGGTATCTTTATTCCATGATAAACATGGCGTTGGAAGCTAGCAAGATTCAAGTCTTCAACTCTCTCATCAAAGATACCGCAGCCATTGGCGAGGATAGAAAGCCAAATATCCTTGCATTCTTTAAAAGAGGTGCTGAGCGTTTTCAGAAGGAGTTTAATTTACAATGGCAGGTTGCATATCTTGATATAGCCGAAATGATAAAGAACGGCTATACGCTAACGGCTACCGCCCGCCAGGTAGATAATGTTGATGCCAAAGATTACGTAGGCGAGAATAATGGTAAGAAATCGAATATCCCTATCTACGATGGCGATGTAATGCTTTGCTATGTGAGTAAGCCGAAATGGTGGAGTTCTGATTGCGAGAACAGCGGTCTGTATCTCTGTAAAGATGGCGTTTACTATCGTCTCATTTATACCCCAGGTAAAGGTTATATCAGACACGGTGAGCCTGATACTGACGAAGCCTTCGAGTTGGATATTGAAGAGGAAGCCTTTAGTAGCTACGTGATGACTCTCAGCCAGAAGTGGTATAAGCTTGGTAATATCCACGCTGGCATCGGATTTTTGATTGAAAAGCCAGAAGATAAAGAAGAATAGCGTATGACGAAGCAAGAATTGTTATCTAGCCCCGCCTTTCAAAATGCAAGGGATGATGCTATTATCTATCTCGCAGCGTGGTTCGATGGTGGTCCATGGATAAGATATGTTACAGCTCCTAAGAAGGAGGATCAAACTAGAGATTGCATTCGTTTCCGCTCTTTTGAGCCGTTGATTAGCAAAATACGTCTGTTGGCAAATCTTTCTTTTCGCCATTCCATGGGAGATAAAGTTTTAACCTTCCAGTACCCAAATGGCTGGCATAAAACGGGAGAATGCAGCGTTGATATTGACTCAGACGGAAATATCGTAATTAGAGAAAAAATAAAAGAAGAAGATTATGCAGAATAAAGAAGAAACTCCTGTAAAAGGAGCATTGATTTATCAGCCGCAGGGTGCGGCTGGTGAATATGCTAAGTGGGCAATCAATCTTTACCATGGTTGCTCTAACGGCTGCACATATTGTTATAACCGCAGAGGAGTGTTGAGTCACGTCTTCGGCGATAAGCCGGAACTGGCGGCACCTATCATCAGACAGCGAGATAAGCAGCTCAATGAATATCTGAAGAAGAACAATATGACTGCACACGATGCTATTAAGAAAGGTGTTGTAGGTTATGAAGGCCTCGTGGCTGCCCTTGGCCTTGTCTCGAAGGATTTAGAGAAGATAGGAATAGATAGAATACGTCAGGATGGCGGCATCTTTTTCTCCTTCACTTGCGACCCATTCGATATAGAAGCAGATATGCTTATCCTGCAGCAGGTAGTTTTACATTTGCTATTCGATCGTATTCCAGTCACGATATTAACAAAAAACGTGCATTGGGTGCAGACGGTTTTGTGGAAGAGAACACTTCGAGACCTTACAACAGATTATAAGGATATAGCCCGTCTTCTCACCATCGGTTTTACTATCACCGGTAAAGATAAGCTGGAGCCTGGCGCTCCTTCTACCGAGGAACGTATCGAAGCTTTGCGTGAACTGCACGACAAATACGTGGTTAAGAACTTTGTGTCTTTGGAGCCGATAACGAGTATTCATACTGCATCGGAAGTAGTCAAGAAAACATACAAGATTACGGATGAGATACGTCTCGGTGCTCAGTCGCCTATCAAAAAAGATAGATATGATCCTAACGAGTTCTTCGGTTTCATTACTGCGGTTAAGTTTCTGGCACGCGACCTCCATTGCCGTTTTATGGTGAAGGATAGCATGTATAAACAAGCTGAAAACTTCGAGGATACATACAGAGATATGTGCATCGCAAAACTCGATGAGATAAGAGAAATTTATGCAACAAAAAGTAAAGAATAAAATTATGAAAAGTAAAATGAAGTATTACGCCCAGATTATCGGTGTAAATCTGTTGGCATTTTTGGTACCCGTTCTTGCCGTTGTTCTTATTTATGGTCTCGGCAAGCTGAAGAACCTCTATTCCCATCCTTGCGTTCTGTCACAGGAGATATACGATTGCTGCCTAGAGGCAACCAGCGTAGTGCTGGCTGGTTTCTCCGTAGGCCTCTTGTTCCTTGGCTGTGCAGATAGCTGGAGGAAGGCAAAGCTATTCGTTCTAAAAAGCAGGAAAGAACGAGAGGAACGTGAACTGCTGCATATCAAGATGGAGGTAGAGCCTATCGAGGAGAGGACGGAGCAGAAGAATACGCCTGCGCTTGGCGATTCCGAGTTTGAGGATATTTCCGGATTGACGGTTAAAGAGATTTGGGAACTCTATAAAGGGCGTGAGATAGATCTTTTAGGTGGTAATTTTTTTATTGCTGGTTACGACGAAGAGCCTAGCTTTGTTGTTGTTGGTACTAAGTTAGTTCAACCTAGCATAAGTTACGACGAGATGGTAGAAAGAATGGCTAGTAAAAATCCCGATAAGTGGCATGTAGAAAAAGGTTATGCAGATTACGGAACGCTTTCCACCAAATACATCCACATCTATAAAAAGAAATAATAACTAAGTATAGAAGCTTATGGCAGCATCCCAAAGTAATTACAAAACGTTTTACGCCAATCTTTATTATACAAACCCATCGGCATGCGAAGGTAAAACATACTTTATGCGTCCTATCCCAGAACACATGAAGCAGTTTCTCTCCGTTGCCGATGCGGATGCAGCTATAGCGCAAGTTCTAGTTTTTGTGAAGGCTCATCCCGATTTTTGTATGAAAAGGTTATGCGTGGTAACGTCTTTCTATACCAAGAAAGACAATTACAATTACCGTACAGATTACCAGTGGTACAGATGGAATAAAACTTCGCATAAATTTGAACGAGATGAATACCAGAAAAATGTGCATTGGTAATAAAGATATATTGAAAAGAATAATGAAGAATAGTTATGGAAAAGAATTATTTATTTGATGTTGATGGCTTGCTGCAGGTGCTGCAAGCCATCAAGGAAGGAAAGCCCGTGGAGTATCGCCCATTGGAGGAACCTGGTTGGCGAGATTTCGACCCAGAGGATTGTGATATTGATACAGAGAACTGCAAATATCGAGTTAAGCCTTGTGAGTATGGAGAGAATATTGGTACTGTAGTTCTTCGTCCTGAAGACTTGCAGGAAGGTAGAATTTATTTCTTAACGCATGGAGATTATAACACGAAGAATAAAGATTTTATCTGTGTAGAGAGTAATCTATGGCGTGAGAACAAGATGGTTACCTTTCATTTCTCATGGCAAAGTGATGGTGTTTGCGCTACACTTTTAGTGGGCGATGTGAATGCAGAAGGCCGCCATAGCGAGCAGTCAAAAGGCTTTGCTAACATAATCGCTCCTCATATTGTTTCTAACAATTTCGATGGTGTAGAAATCCGGCTGGCATCCCTGGCTCAAGTCGAGATGCTGGAATCTAAGCTGCGTGAAATCGGTTATGAGCTCAAGGACGGACAAATGAAAAAGATAGATGGGGGCAAAGGGTAAACAAGGCAGAATATAAGGACGCATTTTAAAGATTTTAAATAGATCATGTTTGAGATATACGTTAAAATGAAGAAAAAGAAGTGCTGGAAACTCGCTATAGAGATTCCAAACGCTTGTGGCGGGATGCCTCACCTCTGGATGTATCTGGAAAAGAAATACCTTCCATCTTACGTACCCGTAGGAGCTGATGGGAAACCGTTGGATTTGGAATGGGTGAAAGAAAAGCGGGCAAAAGGTGAATATGCAAGCCGCTGGATCTATGCTTCATCCAGAAAGGAGATTGAGGACCTACAGAAAGATTTCCGTTTAACTTATGAGGAAATGATGGTGTTCAGATCTACCTTTGATTTTGCTAAGGTTCTAGGCGAAGATATACCAGTTTACCTTGAATGCTTAAAGGTTGTCGCTGATGAGTGTGGAGGTATATATCCACAACAACACAAAGAGCTGAGTGCCTTTATTAAAACTCACAGCATAAATGATATAGAGGCAATCGCTTTCAACCAGACAAGCGTAAACTGTGCCTGTGATTTTTTTGGTGACAGATACAATGAGCCGGCAGATAACTTCTGGGATTGCATGTGTCCAAAGGATTTTTATGACAACCTCAGAAAAGAAATGAAATAAAGATTATAGCGTATGAGTATAGATAAATTTAAACCCCGAAATGATATGGCGAGTTTCTTGCGCATACCCGTTCCTTGTTTTATGCTTCCTTTGTACAAGGAAAGAAAAGTAAACATAGCATTCGTACCTTTCAACTCAGAGTGGAAGAAAGAATTGCTTTTGTCAAAAAAGCCTACAGGTGACGGAGGCATGGAATATATTTTTAAGCAATATGATTTCGTGCAGATATACAATGAAGATGATCCATTCATGCAGGTAACGAGAAAGTTTCAGGGATTTGCCCTGGATAGTTGCGGAACTCCCGAGGAGAAGAAGAAAACTCCATCGGTAGGCAATAATTTTAATCGGGTTGTTATCTATTTCAGATAGATTTTTTATTTGCCCGTAGGTAAGTCAAGAAAATAAAAATTTATAGCTTATGGAAAAGATAGAATTAACAAGGGAGCAGATAGAAAAGATAGCTGAAGGTATCAGCGTTTTCTGTTTTCGGCATGACCCTAAGGCAAAAGAGTTTGTGCTTTTAGAATATCCAAAGCCTAAAGATGTGTTTGGTGACTCCTGTATCTGGGATGAGCCTTCATATAATAAGGAACACCCAAAGGAAGTGAAAAGCGTACTGCCTAGTTTTGAAGCAGTGCATACTTTCGGCTCACCGGCTTTGTTCAAACCGAGCTTTGCAGAGGTTATCCAGGCTTGCCCTGCTAACTATCTCGGCAATTTTAACGCTGTTACTATCAAGTATAATGATTTTACAGATGATGCTTCCAAGCAGAAGAGTATCGTGACCCCTTACGTGATTTGCGAGAAGCAGAAGCCATTCGTTCCTCCTCTCAACAAGAAAGAGGAGAAGAAGCTGCACCCTTCACCATTGAAGATAGGCGACCTTGTAGGCACCATCATCGACGAGTTCTGCCAGGTAAGCATTGACGTTATCCTACCCGATACCCGCAACATTCAGGCATTGTTTGATGGTCCGATGAATGAAGTTCCGGAGAAATACCTGGATAAGCATTTTCGTCCGATAGATATTATCAAGGATTACGAAGACAAGATTCATCTGATTATAAATTAATGATTTTAAATAGACATAAAATGAGTTTATACACAGAACAGAAAAAGAAGAAATCTCTTTGGCATCCTATTACCGATGAGGATTTTGATATTGACTTCAGTAAGCCGTTTATTGTTTGTTGCGATGATGATTCTCTCTTTATCGTGAAAAATTTTGCAGATATGTTTAGCTATCTGGATGAAGACCGATTCTACGATGTCGAGGCGCAAACCCTGTCTGAAGAAGGCAAGGAGGAATTTCGAGAAGACTATTATGGATATATGTATCTCGACGAGGATTTCTACCATGCGATAGATTGGGCGAAAGGCGAGTATATCGAGGACGTGAAAGGTGATCGAGAGAGACCTGAATTGTTTGTAATGTATGAATCGGGTCCCAAGGTGTTTGACCATTTCGATTTTGGTCCGAGCGGTACTCCGGCATACGGCGGGGCACCGTTGCTGCGCAGAGAGTTCGCCGCAAGACATCCCGAATTATACCACGTAGAGTATATCGTTAATTTGAACCACGTTCCCGCAACATCCCTCAATGCCCTGTTTATGGCACCAATCGATGAGCCTAAAACCGCTTACGTGGTAACATCGGGCGAGTATAGTGACTACCACATCGATGGAGTGTTTTCCGATAAAGATAAAGCCGATTTCTTTGCTGATAAAGACGGTGATAGAAGTGTTGAGGAATACGATATTGACGATGAGCAGATGCTTCGACAAGAAAACTGGTATGAAGTCAAAATTTACGTAGGAGAGTCTTTGGAAACCAAAGACATTTCAGTACTGAACCTCTCTTACAATTCCTGGAACAAAATATTTGATGCTGTCATGTTCGCAAAGACTGGGGAAGATGATAGGTATTTCTCTTTCTATTTGGCAGCCATTAATCGTGGTAAGGCAAAAGCTATAGCTTTGGAGCGTTTTCATGCTTTATTGGCTGTGGAGTCTTCTCATTTCCCTATGTTGAGATGTGTGCGTATCGTAGACCCTGTCCGTAGTTATAAGATTTGGCAAAGCTTGGTGTTTGGCTATTTTGACTACAAGGCTTATTTCTGCCCTAAGGATAGAATAGAGAAAACGCAAGATCTGTTTATGAAAATAAAAGATTACCTCCCCAAACCACTGACCGAAGAGGACGAGGATAATATCGACTGGCAGAATCTTACGGAAGAAGCTTGTCTGCAGCTTATGCGTAACCATGGATTGGATATTGAATTGAAGAAAGATTTATCTTATGTTTATTATGACTAATAAGAAATAATACATTTAATCATTTACTAAGTATTATGATGATACAGATTCAAGATTGGAAATGTGACAAGAAAATCGTGGTCGTGGATGAAATCAACCATGGCACCGTGCAGGTGGAGATACCGAAGCTTGGAGAGTATAAGGATAAATATTATCAGCATGCCGATTGCGCTATCTATAACCTTTGGGTGGATGAGAAATATCGCAAGCAGGGTGTGGCACGCCTCCTGATGGAGACTGCGGAGAAGGAAGCCAAGAAGTTGGGATGCAAGTCTGTGCAGTTGGAATATGATAAGGAGAGCGGGTCTTTCGTTCTCCAGTGGTACCAGCGCCTTGGCTACGTGGTGAAGGCTTGCGGTATAGGTGGTCCGCTGCTGCTGGTAAAGAAGCTTTAGGTTCATTGTCCCGCCCATCAAAAAATAATGTATTAACTTTGCAAACAGAAAAAAGAAGTATAGTATATGGATAAAATAGAGGAGCAGATGATGCTGCAAAAGCTCAAGTCAATTTATTGGCTGATGATGGACTCTTCCGGCAAGATGGACTTCGCAAATAAAACGCTATGGGATGAGATTACTGATCTCAACCAGGATAGTGGCGATTACCGGGAAGAGGTGGTGGAAATCTATTTCGCCGATGGCAGGTTTATACAACTGCATAACCGCAGTTTTGAATCGCTTATCAATAATTCCTATTCCGGTGATGACATCCAACTGCTGCTAATGAAAGATGAAAAGCTCTTCAAAGCAGTAGCAGATTGTGGCGCATGTATCTACGATGTTTACCTTCCGATGGTTCGCATTAGATATGATGATCCGGAAACAGGAAGAACGGAAACAGAATTCCCTATATCCTCCGTGGTCCGCATAGCCTCTTATAGTAAAAAGGTAAAGTGGAGCGGGGAATGGGCTAAACTGAGTCCGGAAAAAGTAAAGCTGCATGAACTTATGTTCCGTAACTTCCGTGAAAAATATCTCAGAGATCATCAAGAGAATTAGGAATCTTTCATTCTTTTAAATAATATATATAAGTATTTTTAATCTTGTTTTAAGATTGTTTTATAAGATTGTTTTTATTTATAATGTATTTTGTTTACCTAAGTCCTCCTTCGTTGTGATAACGCGGGAGGTTTCTTTAGTCAAGGTCAAACGTGTAATAATGTAGTAGTTTTTGTATTACCATGTAATAATTGGTTTTGTATAAAGAAAGAAGGGGCGGTTGTCGTGATGACACCCGCCCCTTTGTCGTCCTATAAATTATTAACTGTAAACTATCAACTAAAACTATACGTTCCTTCCATCCGGCAGTACGAACCAGCCGATATTTCCTCGCCAGAACTTGCAGCCAAGATATAAGGAGTCGAAGGCATCGGTGAAGTCGGTTCTCTGCTGCAACGGCAGGTTGTCTTCCGTCTCCGCTTTCTTCTCCTGACTCTTATCCTTTCGGAATCCCTGATAGCCGATACTTACTTCACAGAGCTGCATGGCGATAATCAAATCAGGGTTCTGAGTCTGATTGATACGGATAGCAGGATATTCGATACCGGCAAGGGCATTATTGATGATACGGTGCTTCACCTCGTGCTTCTCCGGCACACCCATATCTATTGCCGTAACATTCCAGCCATTGCGCTCCAACTCCTTAATCACTGCCTGGTAGAATCGCTCATCAGTCAGCGCATACGAAGCACCCTGCTTGGCGGTGGCATCATAGAAGTAAACCACGTCTCTGTTGATGGCTCTCTTCGGAGCATAGTAATGTGAGAAATCATCTACCAACTCCCTCAGCTTGCGTTCGTTCTTTACATAGAAGCTTTTGATAACATTCACTGCCTCCATTCCGTCGCGCTGATATACCTGACCTACCACCAGGGTATTGATATTCGCATTGTAATCGAATGCCAGATAGAGAGGGAGATCGTTCACGCAGTCAGCATCCATACGGCAGTCGTTTCTCTCGGACAGTTCCTTCAAATCCGGCTGATAACTTTCTGAAGTAATCTTCTTGCCGCCGATGATGCCTGTAGCTTTCTTGGTACTCCAGTTGGCTTGGCTCAGAGGGTCTATCTCGTCACAGGTGTAGCCATGAACATGATCTATATCCAGATTAGAATAGAAACCATCGTTCGATTTCTTGATTTTCACGTTCAAAATACTGACCATGAAGGTGTAGTTAGGCAAATCTCGCTTCATGGTTCGGATGTAATCTTCAGTAAGAAGATCCACATTGTCGAGGGTAGAAGCACGGCGAACGAGAAAAGCCGAGCGGCGAAGCTCTCTCAGATAGTCGTCTCGAAACTTATCCGCCTTGTCAAACATCTGCATCTCCCACCATTCTTCTTCCGTAAACAGATATTCGTAATCATAGATGAGTTCCGCATCCGCTGCATCCACCAGCTTATAGTTTACCGCCATATCCACCATGTTCTTTGTAAGCTGATTACCATGGTTAGGCAAAATCTTAAACTGCCCCTCGTGCTTAATCATCTTGAGGGCGATGGCACGTATCATCAATCTCAAATCGGGTGGCACGGCATGAGGGGTATGCCCGGTCTTTTTGGCATTATAGATAAGGTCGTTGTAACGGATAATCTTGTTTGCATAGTCTTCCAACTGCTCCTGCACCCATCGGTAAGTCTTGCCTTGAAATTTACCTGATTCTATCGTAAGGTCAAGTTTCTCCTCCTCGCGCTCCAGCCAACTGCCCTTTGTGGTAAGCGAAGCATCAGATAGGAATCTCGTCGATTTATAGAGCGGGTTGTAATCAGTAAAGTTGATGTTGCCCAAGGGGTGAGTCTGGCCTGATAATGCCGGCATCAACTCATCGGTTACTTTCTTGTAAGGGAAGAACCTGGCTTCGTCACCTACCATCGCGGAAAAAGTGTAGCTGTTGGCACTTGCGGTCTGCGAGAGGGAGATGAGCACCCACTGGGCACCATTCGCAAACCAAATAATATTGTCATAGCTTTTCGGCTTAAAGATAGCCTCACGGGCGTGCTTCGGTGGTCGTCCCCAACCGAAATGAATGCCCTGCGTAAAGCCGAACATTCTCTCCATGGCAGCCATGGTACCAGGAATAGTTTTGCCGAATCCCTGCTGCCGTGATACGGCTACCCAGGCTCCCAGCATACCGGGCATAGAGTTAGAAGCCATCCAGACGTAAGGAGCCACAAGACCGTCGGTTTTACCCACACGTCTTGCGGCAATCACCCTTTCATCCTTCGCAGCCATATATAATGACTGCTGCTGGAATTTGGTTAGGTATATCAAATGTGGTTGTTGCATATTTTAAAATTTTGTTATCCTGAATGTATGTTGATTTAGCCGCGTCCTTGCGCCCGTTAGGCGTTCCTGCGGATTTGAAATCCGCAGACATGCCAGTTTTTTACAGTCTTAGAGAAATTTTGCGGGCTGGCAATCATCGATTAGCTTGCGTGTTTCTTTGGCACACTCAGCCACGCATCTCTCGACTGCCTCGGTGATGTCTTGAATTTGATTCTCACGCATATTGCCGTATTTATCGCAAGTATCGTTTATTATTTTGTAGAGAACCTGATTTTGTAAAGTCTCCATGTAATCTACGTACTCCTTGCAAGTACTGCGCCGAGGTGCTTGCACCCATTTAAGGAAGTCCTGTTTCCAGTCTTTCCATGTTTTTATTTTTATTACTATCATTGTTGCTTACATTTTAAATTGTCGTTTCAAAAACTGGTTGCTCTTTATGAGTTCTATCATTTCTTCTTCTGAGTGTACTCCCTCCCAGAAGAGTTCGGTATGGTCTCCGACCCTATCTTCATCTACAGAGAAAGGCACGCCATAGTTAGTATAGGTTTCGCCGTGGTGTTGAATCAGGTGACGACCTGGATTTTTCCGGATGTTTTCTATCCAGACTTCATTATCACACTCGCACCATTTATTATACTCCTCTCCTGTCAGTGTCATATCAATACCGATAGGGTAGTGCCCGGAGCACCCATTGGTTCCGAAGTAAATAATCTTTGCCATAATTTCGCAGATTTAAAATAGGCTAGGCTGCGCCATTTCGAGCTGAATACGCTTGCAAGCCTTGTCGTAATATTCTTTGTTCAGCTCAAAGCCGATGAAGTTCCTCTTTTCTCTGATGCAGGCGATTGCGGTAGTTCCGCTGCCCATGCAATTATCGAGAACGCACCCCCCCACATTAGTATAAGTACATATAAGATACTGGATAAGAGCTACTGGTTTTTGCGTAGGGTGGAAGGTGTCGGCAGAATGCTCTTTGTCGAAGCAGATAATGCTCTTTGGGAATTTTTCATCTGATACGATAGTAGGCACTTCTTTATGATCGCCATAACAACCTCGCTTCAAACTATGCGAACCGTCGCCCCTTCGATGATTCCTTTGATGTGGCGCACATTTTACCATTTGAGGATTGTAGACAGGTTGTTTTCGATAAAATACAGCAATATCCTCATGTGAGCGCAGAGGCATCTTGTTGGCATTCAGAAAGCCTGTTACCCGCTGCTTGCTCCAAATAAGATTATATTTCCAGAGTTTCGGCTGCGACATCATAAGTTGTGCGGTAAACATGCCCTGGCAGAAAAGAATAATGGCCGCATTGGGTTTGGTTATGCGCAGATATTCCTTCCATAATGGCTCAAGCGGGATAATACTATCCCAGCCACCGCCTTCACTCTTTTTATTGAGAACGCCATAAGGCAAATCGCAGATAATACAATCCACACTTGCGTCCGGAATCTTTTTCATTCCTACCAGGCAATCTTCATTATATATCTTATTTGATTCCATCCTCTATAACTCTATCTTTATCAATTAAACCATTTTAGAATAGTTTCTCCTTTATATCCTTTTTCCCAGATAAACCAGGCATAGGCTTGGGCACTACTAGCCATGGCATCGAAATCGCCATTGGCTGCGCATTTCAGTCGTGAACTGCTTACCCATACCCTGCAAGGTGGCTGCGTTCTAAACAGATGCCTTCTTCTTTTTCCTTCAAGAAAAGTAAGTTTTAGGAACATAGCAACCTTTCTTCCTTTCGGAATAATCTGCAAAGCCTTTTCCACGAACTCCAACGCAAATCGGTATGGTGGATTGGTAACAATATCTCCGTTCCATTCTAAGTTGTCGATGGAAAGAAAATCTGCAACCTCACCATATCCTCTATCTATCAAATCACGGCTGACTACATCATAGCCATGCGCCTTCAATACCTCGCTAATATGCCCTTCTCCGCAGGAAGGTTCCAAAATTACCTCCCCCGTAAACTGCTCTATCTTACAGAGCCATTCGGTAGCTGCGGGTTCTGTGGCATAGTAGTCTTCTTTTTGGCGCTCACCATCCGTGTGATTGCTTGCGCCCAAAGTCTTAAATACGGCAGCTTTGCCGCCTACCCAGTCTTTTGCCATAAAGCCTATAAACTATTAACTATAAATTATTAACTATCTCAACTTCCCCACATGCCATTTCGAGCAAACCTTGCACTGGTATGCCGTATATCCGGCATTCATAATTTTAGGATGCAGTTTTAAAAACTCGCAGGCTTCATCCTCACTCTCGTAGGCAACCTTGGCTTTCCAGCCGTGGCTGCTTTTCCTCGTCCAGTGTTCCGGATCAGGACGGAAGGGAGGTATCTTGTTGGGATGATGATTTTCGTATCGCTTACTCATCCGGCTGGTTCCTCCTTCATTTCTTTAGCCTGTCGGTCCGCCTCCTTCTCTTCCATCACCTCTTCCATGTAGTCGAAGTAATCAGGAGCTTTTTCCGGAGTAGCATTCAAGCTCTCCTCATCGGCTATCTGCTGCATATCTTTCACCGTAAGACCGTACTTGCGAGCCATCTTGCGCTTATACTCATCGGTATAGTTGATGCGGTCGTGTTTCACGATGCTTACATCCTGGGTAATGGCTATGCGGCTCATATCTGGCATCTCATCCGTAGCGTCCTTATCCTCTACGAAGTTGCCATATACATTAGCCAGGGCTTGCATACCCTTATCCACCGCGCGGTCGTTGTTCTGCTGTTTACCTGTGCGGATGAGCCATTCAGCGCTGCTCAGATACATCGCCTTGTGGCGAGGACTTTCATCGGTCTGGAAGAAACGGATAATGTGGTTGCATACTGCCACATCATTATTCAGTTCCGTAACCGTTCGGGGTTTGATATTTCCTTCCTCGTCAATATCAATATGCAGCGCCATCACCATTTCCTGCGCCTCTTTGTTGCCCTGTCCTGCTTGGTTCACGAAGAGCGTATAATCGCGCCGTGCGATATTGCGGCAGGTGGTACGAGGGTCTATATCGTTGTTCTGCACCCATCGCTTGTAGAACTCGGCACAAATCTGCATGCGGTACCGCTGTTCCAGTTTAGGGAACATCGTCTCCATGCTGAGACCATTGGATAGCCACTTGTCTATCCTCTGCAGGGTGTTCTGTGTTAATTGGCTCATTTTGCTTTGCAGTGTTTAATGTTATTTTTATATCTGCCCACAAAATTACGAAATCTCCCCTAAATGGTTGGGACAAGGGAGAGATAGTTGACAGTTGATAGTTTATAGTTAATAGCATCCTTGCTCAAAGGCGTTAGCTTCTATAAACTATAAACTGTAAACTATAAACTATATTTTGTCCCTAGCATAGGGCAAAAATATTCTACCTTTGCAATAGTATTAAGACAACATAGGATAACATTAAAAAGAAAAAAGAAATGCAAAGTTTAATTCCAACTCTTACAAGGTTTCTTGCAGCCATTATCGGCTTAGTGTGGTGTACACTGGAACCATCTCTTAACTACATCGCCGTATGCTTCTTCGCCCTTATCTGCGATTGCTACACGGCTTGGCGCTGCAACTGCCGCATCTATTCCCGCTATCGGGAGGCAATCAAGAAAGACCCTCGATGCAAAATCGACGGGAAACTGAAATCTAAGAAAATGGCAAAGATGGTGAAGGATTTCTCCGTCCTCATCCTTGCGATATTCCTGGCCACGATGGTAGATACCGTGATACTCGATTTTCAGAACCCTCTCCATCTCGCTAACTATCTTGCCGCTATTTATTGTGGCGTGCAGCTCGTAAGTATCCTCGAAAACGAGAGTACCTGCAATGGTGCACCCTGGGCAAGAGTGATGCAGAAGATTGTAGCCGATAAAACCGAAAGGCACTTCAACGTGAAGCTGAAAGACCTGATGAAGGAAGCAACAGAAGAGGAGGATAACAAGGAAGAAGTTACTCCGAAAGAAGATAAGAAAAAAGAGGATACGAGCGATGGCAAAGGGAACGAGTAACAAACGTCCTCCGTTGGAGGAAATCTTTAAAGCCAAACGCTTTTTATCTCAAGAATTAGTAGGCGCAAAGTTTCATTCCAACTCCGAACCCTTCGAGTTTAATGAATATAACTGGATAGCCAACGAAAAACCTGAGGTAGTAAAGGCAATGACAATTCTGGCAAGAGCCGGTATCTATTTATCAATAAGCGGGCATGAATACATGATGAGAGAAAAAGCACTCTGTGCCAATATCTCTTAATTTCCGTACGCTATCAGTTAATAATGTGTTAAAATCCCTTTGAATTATGACAATATCAAATGTTTTGGAACACTGGGCTACGATATACAAGCCCTTATCCCATGACCCGACAAGCAAGAAGCTGGAGGATCAGAGTTTCTTTCGCATTCGTGATATTGACGAGGAAAATATCTTTTCCCGCAACGCTAATATCATCCATTCTCCCTGTATGCTCTATCGTGTAGTGAACTCCGGAGAACTGAAATCGGATAAGCAAGCCCTGATTACTTATCAGGTCTGTTTTCTTACCCGACTGAAAGACTCTTCTGCCACATTGGGCAGATATGATGGCGGCAAATTGCAGGCTGCATCGGATGATCTGATGGAGTATTGTGAAGACCTCGCCTCTTATCTCACTCAGCTTCGCCGCACGGGTATCTGTCCTATCACGGGTAGAAACTTCAAGACGGAAGAGCCTAAATTGGGCATAGAGTTATCATCCGTCGATATAGAGAGTTTTGCCTATGGTGTAAACCCTCTTTTCCGTGGTCCGAGCTGGCTCCTTGCTGATTGTTATTGGCAGACTATCCGTCCGCTATATAACTTCCTATGCGGAAAAGAACAGAAATATATCATTCCTGCATCGACAGAAGACGGAAAGGAGGGATAAGCTATGCCTATCAGAACTCAACCTATCAAGTCGCCTTTTGCCCCCTTAAAAGAGGTGGCAGGTGTATATCTAAAGCAAGCCCTTCTTGATATAGAAGTCAACTTCAATACCCAGAAGATTTATCCGGTAGAGGTATATCGTGGCTACGAGAAGGTGAATAAATACCGTAAGGACCACGGCATGTGGTACTCTACGGGTGAAGGTAAGAAATCCTTTGAGGGTACGGTATATCAGGCTGATGAAAAGACGGGTAATTTGATGGTAGGAATCCGTTATAACGATTATCTCCGCTATGTGGATATTGGTGTAGGTTTGACGGGTGATCCTCGTGACCCTGCAGCCCATATCACTGCCGACAAGGTGGACCGCTCGAAAAAAGCCAAGTTCAAAACACGATATATCGGCAAGTGGGACAGAAGGGCAGGTAAATCTCATCGTCCTGCCATCATGCGCACGGTGAGAAGACTGAAAACGAGATACGAAAACCATCTTGCCGATTACTACGGCTATCAAGGCTTGTTGCAGATAATGAATGCCCTGGAAGGCAAAGACGAGTAACCCATCTCACCCCCGTTCCCGACGATTCCATCGTCGGTCTCATATCCCCCCAAAAATAAACATTAAAAAAATAAAAAGCAATGGCAAAGAATAAAACAGAGGCTATCATCACGCTCAATGGTCAGCAGCCGCTCCAGGTACTGAAGCAGTTGCAGGAGGCAGCGGCGGGTATATCCGAGCAGATAGATGCGGCTCAGGCGAAGCTGAAAACCCTGAAGCCGAACACCGACCCGTATAAGGCTCTCGATGCGACCATTAAGGATTTGAAGAAGCAGTATGATTTGCTGGCTTCTGCGCAGATTAAGGATATTTCGGCCAATGAGCGTTTGCAGAGCGTAGTAAACCAGCTCAGTAATACTTCACTTCGCAACCTGCGCCGTGCATTGGGCGATGGCAAGCGTCAGCTCGAAGGCTTGTCAGAGGCAGAGATGGAGCAGGCTAATTCCATCCGTGCGATGATGAAGGAAGTAGGCGATGAGATACGTCTGCTCGAAGGTAAGTATGTGAAGATTAAAGAAGGATTGAAGGATGTTGATGAGCAATCCGACCAATGGCTCAGTAAGGCTCTTACTCAGCAGAGAGAACTCGTTTCCTCTTTAAAAAAAACAGATGCCAGCTATCAGTCTAATCTCGACACTTTGAAACAACTGGAGGCGGAGGAGGATAGGCGCAAAGGCAAGATGAGTGTTTGGGAGGCTACTGGCATCGTTAACAGAAAGCACGCATCTGCATCTGATTTGCGCAGGGCAAAGACAACCCTCACGGAAGCTAGGGATAATACTGATTTATCTGATGAGAATAAGATTAATTCTTATAACGAAAGCCTTGCTACCATCGAAAAGCGTCTGGAGGCGGTTTCCGGTAAAGCTCAGAAGGCTTCTATGGATTCTATTACGCTCTTAAAAATTCTGAGTAACCCTAACGAACATCCTGCAGAAGATATTAAGGCGGCAATGGATGCTATTCAAAAGCAGATTCAGAAGTTGCCTGTAGGCTCACAGGAGGTGGCAAAACTCCGTCAGCAGTATGCTATGTTGGAGAAAGCCCTGAAAGGTACCTATCTTTCGCATAGTCAGCTTAATGATGTTATCGAGAGAGGAAGAAGGGGGAAAGCTTCTATCAATGAGTTGAAACAGGCTTACAATCAGCTTTCCGAAGAGTTGAATCAGTTAAACACCAAAAGCAAGGAGTTTAACGAGAAACAAAAAGAGCTGAAGGATTTAAAAAAGAATATCGATAATGCTACCGGGTCAATAAGCCAGCAAAGTAAATCCTGGCAGACGGCAGTGAAGAACCTTACGGCATACGTGGGTCTCTTCCAGGTCTTCAATGCTATCAAAGATACAGTTACTTCTGCTATCAAGAAAAACTTTGAATATTCTTCGTCTTTGACGGATATTCGCAAGGTGTCCGGACTCACGATGCAGGATGTCAATAAACTGTCTGAGGAATTGGCTAAGATTGATACTCGTACTTCTGTTGATGGTTTGGCTCAACTTGCCTACCAGGGTGCAAAACTTGGTATGGGTAAGTATGGCGTGGAAGGTATGAAGCAGTTCGTAGCTGCTGCCGACCAGATCAATGTAGCAATCGGTGAGGAGATGGGAGAGGAAGCGCTGCCGGCTCTTTCTAAGATGGTGGAGACGATGGGTCTTATCCCGAAGATGGGTATCGAAAAAGCGATGCTTGCTACGGGTTCGGCTATGTTCAAACTGTCTTCTACCTCTACCTCTACATCTACTAATATCGTAGAGTTTGCCAAGCGATTAACCGGTGTGAGCCGTACTGCAGGTATCACTACCGACCAGTTGTTGGCTCTCGGTTCTGCATCTGATTCCCTCTTCCTGATGCCGGAGGTGAGTGCCACGGCGATGTCTAAGTTCATCGTAGCTTTGCAGAAGAACCATAACCTTATCGAGAAGGATTTGGGTATTCAGCAGGGTACTATCAAGAATATGTATGCCGCTGGCCATGCCATGGATGCCATCGTTCTTGTATTGGAGAAGATGCGTGACAAGGGCAACATGAATGCTCTTGGTGAAATCTTTAAAGACCTTGGTTCTGACGGACAAAGACTTATTACTTCTATGGTAACTATGTCTAAGAACGTAGATGTACTGAAGGATCATCTCTATGAGTCTAAGGAGGCATTCGAGGAGGCAAGCGCTGTAACCAATGAGTACAAGATGCAGCAGCAGTCTGCCGCAGGTATATTGGATAGAGCCAATAACCTTTGGGAGAAGGCATTTGTCAACCCTGATGGCGTGGAGAGTGTAAAGGCTATGGCGCAAGCTTGGTATGATATGTCGCAGATGATCTTGCAAAGCCCGGTGTTCAAGAATACGCTTCAGGCAGCCCTGTGGAGCGTGATAACTGCTTGCAAGGTATTTATAACACTTCTCCCTCTTATTGCCAATTATTTTGCTGCTCTTGGTATCTATAAAACCGTTTCGTTTCTTTGGGAACTGGGCAAGGCTTTAAAAGCTGCGGCAGCTGCGCAAACGTTGTTTAATTCAGCAGCCAAGGTAAATCCTTATGTAGCTATTGCAAGTGCGATTCTCACAGCTGTAGGAGTGGTGTGGTCTTTTGTGGAAGCAGATAGAGAAGCTGCTGCTGCGGAAGCAGAGGCAGAGCGCAAAGCTAATGCCTGGAAAGAAACTCTTAGCAAGGCGGCAGTAGAAACGAGTAACCTTAACAAGAAGCTCGATAATTATAAGCGAATGATGAATGAGGCGAACCTTTCACAAAAGGAACGTCAAGGTCTCATATCCAGATTCAATCGAGATTTCCGTTCTTATATTTCTAATCTCGGCATAGAGATAAAGAATGTAAAAGACCTTCGTGACCATTATTCCGAGTTGGCGCAGGAAGCACAGAGGGCAACTTACTACCGTATGCGCGAGGAAGCAAAACAGCAGGCTTTGCCGAAATTTGATTCCGATAGAAACTCTGCCGCAAACAATCTGATGGCAAAGGTCCGTGGTTTAGGCTTGGATAAACTCGGCGTATCTTTTCAGGATATAGACCGATGGGTCAGCAAGGGTGCAAGCGGTACCTCCGTATTCTGGTACTTAGCTAGAAAAATGCCAAAAAATCGGTCAGGTCTGATTAGCGGCGAAAATTGGAAAGTTGATAATAAGGGCTTCGTTTACCGCCAGGGTTATGACGGCAGAAAGATTTCTCCATCTTCCAGTGACGCACAGATGCCATTTAAACTTCGTGAGTTGCTTTCTGCGTCTCGTTGGTACACAAACGCTACACACCGTAGAGGCAATAAGGAAAAGGAGATTGATAAGGCTTATGAAAATTTCGTTCCTGAAGGATATACGCCTTATCCGGAAGAAAGTCCTGGTACTCTTGAAAATAACGCACCCGATAAGGATGCCATCACTGCTGCGAAGCAGGAGGAACGTGAACGGAAGCAGGCGTTACGCGACCAGCAGCGTTCCTGGCGTGATGAGCTGAAGCAGAAGCAGGACGAGGCGAGTGCTATCATGGATAACGTCCGTAACTTCTATGAGCGTCAGATTAATGAGAAATTATCCCAGGCGGTAAGCCTCGGAATGGATAAGACGGAGCAGGATTTGTTTGTAGAGCCGGTAAAGAAACGTATGGACGAAGCTCTTTCGCAGGTACGCCTTGCTATCTCTGGTCAGGCTAACACCTGGGAGGATTTCAAGAAGACGATGGATAATGATCTTATCGAGAAGACCGATGAGACCGGAGTGAATCTTTCCAAGGACCTTCTTGCTTCCATCGAAAAGAATAACATCGATGCCCTGCGTGAGAAGATGGCTCAGTTGGGCAATAGTCTGAACCGACCGATGAACTCCATCACGGCAGAAATCTTTGCCAAGGCTTCTAAGAATCAGCAGAATAATATAAAGCTGGAGGCGAAACAGGCAGAAGCCCGACGAAAGATTGCCCAGGAGAATAACTATAAGGGAGCCGTGCAGCAGAACATGTACGATGATTTCAATCAGATGGGCTTCGCCAACCCGACCGATTTTGAGTTAGCGGATAAGGAATCATTTGAAAGACGCAAGAAGCATATCATCGCCATGTACGAGCAAGCAAGAAAGCAAATTGCCAACCTTTATACAGTTGATGTCAGCAGTAAAGAGGGTAGGGGATTGTTGATGCAGATGCTCTTTGGTGATGATCCTTATGCACTGGGTGCCCGTATTCAGAGCGTGCTGGGCGATAATGCGGAAGACTGGCGTGTGTTCTACAACAAGCTCATTCAGTATTCCGATGAATATACCGAGGCGCAGAAGAAGACCTACGACCAGGCAAAGAAAATCGCCGAGCAGATGTGGAAAGTCAACCAGCGCAATCTTGCCAACCAGGAAGCCCTTCGCAAGATGCAGCAGGAAAGTGCGCTCTTCGGTAAGCGAACTAATATGTGGTCTAATCTTGGTCTCGGCGACCTTACCGCCGACCCAGAGGTGGAGCTGATGAAGATGAAGATGCAGATGGCAGAAGATTATTATGCTTTCGTTTTCAAAAACTCACGCAACAAGCAGCTCCTCGATGAAGCTGACAAGGCTCGGCAGGAGGCAGAACTTGCCTATGTCAACCAAATGGCTACGGCGATGAAGAACCGCCTTTCACAGATGCAGCAGCTTGTGCAGCCTATTGAAACTTTTGGCGCAGAGGTAGGCAAGGCATTTGCCGAAATGCGCTACGATGTAAGCAGCGCACAGGAAGCTATCAAGAACGCTCTGAAGTCTATGCTCGAATCGTGGGCAAATATGGCACTCAACGATGTAAATACGCAGATGTGGAAGGCTATCAACGATGCTGGTGCCAAGCGAGCCAAGAAGAAAGCCCAGCCTGGTATTGATGCAGCAAGAGCCAACGCTGATGCCAATGCCGTGAAGGAAGATTTCTCTCATCTCGGCACGAAGGCTAACCCGATGTATGTGCGACTGGTAGATGAGGGTGCATCTTATCTTACTCAGCAGCCGCAGTCTAGTTTCGAGAATATGAGTTCACGGCAGCAGCCTATCGGTTGGAATCCTGATGGCTCGCCTATCATGCCTGGCAAATCTCCTATTGCGCCTGATAACACTCCCGTCGTGCCTTATGCGCCTACCGATACCAAGCAGCAGGGCACACAAGAGCAGCAAAACGGTGCTCCTCATGCGTGGGCACATCGCAACCGAGACAATGCCAATGCGTTTTACCAGGATACAGCCACGCAAACGGGTGCGGCAGCAGCCGATGCTATCTCTGGTGGCGGTTCCTGGTCCGATGTCGCAGCCGGTATCGGTGGTTCTTTCATCGGTGGCGTGATGAATACAGAGTTCAAGACTGGCGGAGGCAAATCCAAGGAAGACAAGGAGAAAGCCGAGCAGCTAAAGAAAGAGAAGAAACACCAGAAGGAACTGAGCAAGGAGGTAAAGAAGGGCAATAAGGACCGTGAGAAGGTAACTACCCAGGGTGTTAAGAACATCACAGATGTAACTGATGCCGGAAACAAAGAACAGAACGAGGGCACTAAGGTGGCTTTGAATGCGGGTATGGCTATGACTCAAACGGCGCTCACTACCAATCTTGCCAATACTCAGGCTAATAATGAGGCTATGGCTCAGTCTGATGCAGCCCGCACTCAGTCAGAAGTAACCTTCTCTATCGCTGGTGCGATGGCTAAGTGTTTTGAGTTCCTGGGTCCTATCGCTGGTCCTATTGCAGCCGCAGGCGTGATGGCTACCCTCATGGGCTTGCTCCAGTGGGCACTCAATTCTGCATTCAGCGGCAGCAAGAAGAAGAGCACTACCAATACTACCAACACCAAGCTTGTTACTGGTATGCTTACCTATGATTCCGGAAACGTTCAAGACTTGAAACCATTTGTGGCTGATAATGGCGAATTGTATTGGGCGAAGGAGGATGACGGCAAGCAGATGCAGGGCGTGAAGATGCTCACGTCTCCAACCGCTACCACCGTGAACGGGCAGCCGTCTCTCGTAGCCGAAAGAGGACCGGAAATCGTGATTGGCCGTGAAACTACCCACGCCATGATGATGAATAACCCTGGCTTACTGAAAGCGCTCGTGAACTACGACCGCAACTACTCAGGAAGAAACTCAGCAAGAAGGGCATTTGATGATGGCAACGTGGGTGATGTTCTTGCAGCAGGCACGCAAGCAGGCAATGGTAATCTTTCGCCTGGCGCATCAGCGGCAGGCGACCTGTTTTCCGCTAGCATTGCAAGTAATGCGGCGCTCCTGCAAGCCGTGAATGCGCTCATTCAGCGTCTGAATGAACCTATCAACGCCAAGATCAATATGTACGGTCGTGACGGATTGCATGATAGTCTGAATAAGGCTAATCAGTTTATGAAGAACAAGTAGAAACGATTTTTTGTTGATTGTTTAGTTGTTAGTTTTTAAAGTTTTAGTTAATTGTTAGCAGGGCTGCTCCGCTGTGAAGCGAGGCAGCCTTTTTTGTCTGCGGATTTCAAATCCGCAGGAACGCCTAACGGACACAATTTCTTTTCGGTCCCATTTTGCGACCAAGCCCATCATTTAGTGGGCTTTTGATAACTCGCTGATTTTGTGGGCTTTTTGATCTCAAAAGCATATCTTGGTCCCATTTTTCCCCAAAATTCGCTACTATATATAAAATTTTCCGTGTATTTTTTCTTTTCCCTAAAATCAAAAACCCCTAACCTCAAACTAGAAGTTAGTAGCATTAACGGATTTGCCGTAAACATCAGACAATAAGATAGTTATGAGGATATAAGGAAGTGGCAGCTAGCGAGAGAAATGCAGGATTTTCTACATATTTTCTACATATTCCAAATATATTTTTGCATTCCTGCGTACATTAGTTTATAGAAATTAATTAAAAAATGAGACCAAAAATAAGAAAATAGCTGAAAAACAAGCAAATAGCAAAAAATCGTAGGGGGCTAGCAGTGGGACAATGGTGGGTCAGCAGTGGGGCAAAATCCCTCATTTTCCTCATTAGGGGACTTTAACATTTCGCCCTTCAAAATAAAAATGGGACCAAAATGAGACTTTTGAGACCAAAATCGGAAGTTTGGTCCCATTTTTGAAAAAACATCCTTTTCGCTTCCGTCTCCAGCGATTCCATCGCTGGTTTCCTCTCTCAAACCCATATTAAATGTTAAAAATATAACTTATTTCAAATATTATATAGATAACCTATATTTTTTTCGATTTATTTTTGTATCTTTGCAGCAGTTTTAGAAAAGAAATATAATAGTTAAGGTATGTTTGACGAGATATGTTCCATCTATCGGGATGCGAAGGATGCGCTTGGAAGATACGTCGATATGGAGACGGGCGAGTGCATCACGCAGATGTCTATCCGTGAGTTCTGTCTTACGGATAGGTGGAAGCCGTATGTAGAGAAGCTGAGAGCCATGCGGCAACAGTATGGCAGTGCAGCTAAGAAGATGCCGGAATACGTAGATACCAAGAAGATGCTTCCTGGTGCCACGCTGAGTGGTCTCTTCGCTACCTACGAGGACGATAGCCTTACCCATCCAGGTCAGCGGGTGATGGTTTCCCGAAGAGAAAGCCACCTTCAGCAGCATACGGGATGGCTGGCGATAGATATTGACCTGCAAGACAACCAGGGCATAGCCGATTTCGAGAATATCCGCAGAGTGTTGGCATTTCGTCCAGAGGTAGCTTTGCTGATGCGTTCCTGCTCCGGAACTGGACTGTTCGGATTGGTTCGCTTGGCTTACCCCGAACGTCACAAAGAGCAGTTTAAGGCATTATTGCAGGAATATGCTGCTCTGGGCATCATGCTCGATGGTTCTTGCGGAAATATCGGCCGTGTGCGTTTCGCTTCATGGGATGATCCGCAGCATATATATATTAATGAACGTGCGATGCCCTACACCAAACTACCCGATAATGTGCCTACGCCGATGCCCGTGATGAACTATGCCAACACATATTTCAGTGGCAGTCATCCGACTGGTGCCGGCTTCGGCGGAAACTATCCGCATGGTGGATATAGACGTGATACGTCGGAAATCATCTACCGCAAAGCTCTGCGATTGGTGGAGAAGATTGAGGCTCAAGGCATAGATATTTGTGCCGGAAAGGATGCTAATAGCGGTTATCTGGGTTGGGTTAAATGCGGCATGTCGCTCTACCATGTGGATAGAGTAGCAGGCTATGACCTATGGCGCAGAGTTTCCCGCTTCCGTCCTGCTGATTCCACCTGCGGCCACAATGAAATGGATTTCCGTAAGCGATGGAATCAGTTTGCTAATTACAACAGAATTTCTGAGGCAACTTTCTTCGACTACTGCAAGCGTTCGGGTGTCATCCTTACCAAGGAAGACTGGAAAGAAATATATCAGAATACATAGAAAGATTTTTAATACAATAAAGATTAAAGATTATGGCAAAGAGAAATGTAAAAATCCCGAAGGGGTCATGGCTCGACCAGAAAGGTCGGCGATGGATGAAAGTAGTGTTCGATGTAATGTCGGGGGGGGGTAATTTCCTCCGTCAAATCACCATGACGTTCCCCGTGAATTTTGAGATGGCGATGGGGGAGTATGTAGTAGATATGGGCGATATGGACGATTTTCGTGATAGAGTAAATCAGCAATATCCGTCATTGAAACGCCTCAGAAACATCACGTTTTTCCCTACAGGAAACAAGGTCTTTGGATAATGAAATAAATATACAAATGTTTTAGAATGCTTTCGCTCGGAGAGTGAAAATAGCTAAAAGGCGGGATTTAAATACTTTACAAAATAAAAGATATGAAACAAAAGATTATCGCAATTATGGGTCCATCTGGAGCAGGCAAAGACACGGTGGCAAATATCCTTTCCATCGCCCTGAATATCCCGTTGCTCTGTTCCTTCACCACCCGTCCCATGAGGGATGGCGAGGTAATAAACGGTAAGGAGCATTTTTTCGTGAAGGAGTGCAAGACTCCCAAGGAGGATATGCTTGCCTACACCGAATATGGTGGCTACGAGTATTGGACAGAACTCGCCCAGATAGAAGATGTCGCCATCTATGTGATTGACGAAAAAGGATTCCTGGGCATCTGTGAGCATTTTCCGGATATTGAACTGATGAGTATTTATGTGGCTGCCAAGCCCGAAACGCTGAAGGCTCGCGGCATCGCCCCTGAAAGAACCAACCGTGATGAATATCGTGTATCGTTGGATATTAACTCCTTCGATTACGTTATCAGCAATAATTCATCACTCTACCGCTTGCTGATTACTACGCTGGATGCAGTGAAGTGCATCAGAACTGCTAACGGAGAAACACGGAAGTATGAAGCAGAGGCAGAAGAGAGACTGAAAAAAGGAGGAGTGGCAGCACAGAACTTTATCCGTCTTCTCAGCGCCTTCTTTTAAGAGAAACCATCTGTTTCCGTGAAGCGGAAAGCAGATTTTTAATATATAAACATCAAATAAAGAAACAATATGAAAATGATAATTCCTGGTGTTGAGTGGTGGCCTCAGAAGACCGCCGCTCAACAGATTGCCCGAGTAGGCAGAGTTTGCTACAAGAGCAAGGGTAAGCAGCCTGACGAGAATCTTTCTGAAGAGCAGAAAGAGAAGTTCCTGGAAGAACAGGCTGTGAAGTTGGCCAACCGATTCTGGGAGAGCGGTCATCGCTCCATGTATCGACACGGCACTCTTTACTTTTTTATCAAGAACGACAGTAAACTTCCGAAACACCTTTGGTCTTTCCTTATCGCATCTCCATATATCAGCTATGCAGTGCAGGAAAAGAAGGTATGGATCAGCAGCAACATGCAGTTCCTCTGCGAGCATGGCAGCATTCTCGAAATGCTATCCCCATTCAATGTGAAGGAAGCCGAGTTTATCGAAAAGGCGCAGAAATATGATTTCATAGAAGCACTCAATATCCTCCGCATGACGCTGGTCGTTACTACGCAGATCAGCACCAGCCGTGAGTTGAACCGCACATCGCCTAACTGCATCAGCGAGCAGAGCACCCGCTACGTGAACCTGGAGAAGAAAGGTGGCGTGCAGATTGCCCGCCCGCATTGGCTGCACGAGGGTACGAAATGGCAGAAATTTCTCTATCTTTTCGGCTGCAAGGTTTCCGACTGGCTTTATCGCCGATTACTAAAATCGGGCATGAAGCCGCAGGATGCAAGAGGCATTCTTCCTCTCGATACCTATACGGTGGTAGCCTACACCTATACTATCAGCGAGTGGCAGCATATCCTCGACCTCCGCTTCAGAGAAACCACCGGCAAGGCGCATCCTAATGCCAAAGAGGTAAGTTTCGAGATTAACCGCATCATTAGCGAAAGAATGGAAATGTTCGAGGCTCAAAAGAAATAAGATGATTGCCCAATAAGGGCGATTATGATTAATAGAGTATTTTGCCAATCAATGCTTGGCAATAAAAAGCAATAATAAGCGATGGGAACAAAAAACAAAAAACAACAGCAGCAGGCATTTGCCAAGCGTGAGCAGCAGATCAGAAATCTGCCAACAATCTACACCTTTAACTTTAAGGACGTGCCTGCCGAGAAATATACCGCAGCCCTGGAAGCCCTCTTCTCCCACCCCGATTTCGCTGCAGCCGTGCGCAACCGTAACGAACTCGTGCGTGCCGCGAACCGTGTTCCTTCTAACTCACCGCAGATGGGTGGCCTTATCAAGGCGATTCAGGAGAGAGATACCAAACTCGCCAAACAGATGTATGGCTTGCTTGTACAGATAAACCTGCGCAGCGAAGTAAGCTATGATTTTCTGAACTTCGGTCATCTGCTTCGCTACTACGTAGACTATTCTAAGCCCGATATGCAGCAGAAGGTAACAAAACTTTCCGACAACCTTAACAAGGTGGCGTTCCTCGCCGACGCACTGGAAAGCATCGTAAGACAGATTCAGGCTGATATGATGGAAATCTTCAATGGCAGCGTAGAGTTCAACCAGTTTGATGCTGTGACCCAGGTGTTGAAGCAGTTAGATGTCTTCTTCAATTTTTCGAGAACCAAAAACCCCGAGTCGAAGGATAATGAACTCTACTGCGAGTATTCCGATAGCATCAATGCCTTTGTAGATAAGCGCATGAAGACTTACTCCGAGAAATACCGCAAACTGCACCCTTCCCTCCCCGGTTTCACTCAAGAGCAGATGATGGAAGCCATCAACCTCTTTTTCGGAGAAGACAAGAAGTTCAACGAGAGTTTTATCGCCAAAACCGAGTCGGGCGGCTGCTACATCGACGGCATGAAGCTCTTCATGAATCTCACCGAGGAGCAGACTGCCAAGCTCGATAAGCTGGTACCACGCCCCAAGGAAGGCAACAGCATGCAGAAATACTTCCTTAACGTCACCGATGCCATCATGCTCTACTATGCCCAGCAGAAAGGCATCGCCCTAAAATAAAAAAAATGCCAAATATCTATCTTCGTCTCCCCACCTCCCGCTGCCAGTTCTTCCGGCACCGCGATCCCAAGCTCACCCTGGCAAAGGATGAGCCGGTAGTGTTCAGCAACTACTCGCACGAGCACTTCATCATGCGCAACTCCCTCATCAATGCCCCCGCCCGCAGCAGCCGTATCGACCTCGGCTGTTTCTCCCAGCAGCAATGGTGCAATATGCTCACGGGTAGGCACCCTGCCGGAGGCAAGGTAATGATGCGCCGTGATGCCGGAAGCTGGCTCACCTTTCAGGAAGTTCAGCAGCTCAATGGTCGCCTTACTGATGGCAAGGGCGCACATGATGATTATCTCTGCATCCGTCTGCCCAGCGAAGTAGAGATTGTCGATACCGTTTATTCCGTAAAGCCTACCTTTACATTGGATACGTACGGCATCCGTGCCCTGGTAGTCTCACTCAACAACGATTTCAAGCGCAGCCTCGTAGAATGGTCGCTATCCACCTTCGACTTCTGCACGTCCAAAGGCAGGGTTATCGCCCGCTCCCATAACGCCATGTTGGAACGGTACTTAATGCGATATGGCATAGAAGTCAGCGAGGAAGAGAAAGACGTATTGCGCCGCATCATCGGCAGGTGGTTCCGCACGGAGCACTGCTTCTTCAAGAGCTATTCCTGCGTGGATATGCAGTATAAAGATAGCCGTGATAAGCCCAATCGCATCGATGAAGTGCAGTGGCTATGATTTTACACCTTATATAATAGGTGTTAATTCATAATATAATAAACGTTAAATAATAGATAAATCAAGGAAAAGATATGAAAAAAGCAAATAGTTGCAGAGAGTTATTTCTTGATGGAGTAACCGATGCTTATTTTTATGCTGCAAGGGAAAGTTCCCTTCCTATCCCGTTCATTGTGCAGCGGGTGTTGCAGATGAATGGCTGCAGGTTTGCCGGCGAAGCACTCCATATTGCCACCAGCGAAGGCGATAATTACGTGGTGGCAGATGCCATCACCGCCAAGCAGACTTCCCAGGAAGGTGGCAACGGCACCGCATTCAGCTTCGAGATTACCGCCAATATCGAAGCCGGAAAGGAGAATATACCCGAAATCATCAAGAATATGCACGGAAACGACTATTATATAGTCTTGCGCAAGCAGGATGATTCGCTTTATCTCTGCTATACGCTGCCTAATACCTTCCGCATCACCGATTCCGTAACCAGTCAGAACGATGCTGAAACCCGCAGCGTTACGGCAACCTGCCAGGCGATGTCGGAGTTTATCCCGATTACGCTTTCATAATCAGTTTTTAAAAAGAAGTGCCGATTCTTAATTATTATAGTTTTTAAAAATGTAATTTGTTTTAGTTTAGTAAGATTTGAATTAATAGCCCTGCCGTCTGTGATAGATAGCAGGGTTTTTTGTTTTCCCCTAAATCATAATGAAATCCCACATATAGGCTTATTTTGTCCCTATCTGCCCACGTTTTCCAATTACCTTTGCCGTCAGAAAATATATAAGAGTCTTCTTTTGCAATCAAGGTAAGGAGATTTGTTTTCAGGATAACGATAACATACATTAATTTTTAAAATTCTATTACCCACAATGAAAGGTCTTTATGAAATTCTGACCGAGAAGAAGTGGATGGTGAACCCCGATTTCGTGCATGGCATTCGCAAAACGATCGAGCAGAACTTAAATACTCATACAGCGTTTACCAAACCGGAAAAGACTTGTGGATTCGTCACTGCAAAGGATGATAAAGGCAACACCTACTATCCGGAGGAATATCAGATTTCCGAGGATGGCAAGCAGGTGAGAACTAACTATCAGCTCGACTATCCGGAAGATGATGAGCGGGCGCAGAACTTTCCGTTTGTTTCGGTTCTCACCGTAGATGGTCCTATCACTCGAAATGGCGGATATTGCTCTTATGGTTCTGTCGACCATCGCGATATGATGATGCGTGCGGCTGATCATCCGCTTTGCCGAGGTCATCTTTTTATCATCAATACTCCTGGCGGTTCGGCTTGGGCTAAAAATGATTATGCCTTGGCTATCGACTATGCCCACTCCAAAGGTCAAAAGGTTATTGCTCTGGTAGATGGCATGTGCGCCAGTGCAGGTATGTATCTCGCCTCTCTTTGCGATGAGCGATATTATTTGAATCCGAAAGATGAAGTTGGTTGTATCGGTGTGATGGCTGCCTTCTATACTTTGGCTAATGGCTCAAAGGATAAATATACCGATGAGACTTATCACGAGGAGTACGATCCAGAGTCATTCGACAAGAATAAGGCTTACCGTGACATCGCCAACAAGAACGACAATAAGGAACTCGTAAAAGAGCTTGCCGAGTTGGGTGTTGAGTTCAGAACTGACGTAAAGAAAGCTTGCCCTAATGCAACCGATAAGCATCTTAAGGGCAAGATATTTAGTGCTGAAGACGTGAAGGGAATCCTTATGGACGACCAGAGCACCTTTATGGGTTGCGTTCAGCGTTGCTTTGCTCTCTACAATGGCATAGCCGAGCCTATCAAACGAGAGGCTTCTATCCAAAAGCCAGAACCGGAAGACAACGAGCCTGAGCAGGCATCAGCATCCACTGCACAAGAAAATCATCAACATACAAACACCAAAAATCAAATCAATATGGCAAATTATCCAAAGATCAATGCCGCTTGCGGTATGCAGGATGGTCAGCAGATTGAGGTGAAGGAGGAAGGCGCATTCATGAATGCCCCATTGCTCGACACTCTCGAAGCTCATCTCGCATCGCAGGAGCAGGCAGTGGCTGATGCTAAGCAGAAAGCCACCACAGCAGAGCAGAGTCTTGCCGATCTCCAGGCAAAGCACGACGCACTCGCTGAAACCATCGCCCAGAAGGACGAGGAGATTAAGAACCTGAAAGAGGCAAAGGCTAAGGCCGATGAGGACATCAAAGCCCTCAACGACGCAAAGGCAAAGGCTGATGAGGAGAAGGAAAAGGTAGATGAGGAGTTGAAGACCGCCCAGGCTTCGCTCGCTACTGCCCAGCAGACCATCGCCGACAAGGACGCTCAGATTGCTGAGTTGAACGAGAACCCAGGTGAGGAGCCAGCACAGGGTGCTGCACCTCAAAACAACGGTGAGGGTGCAAAGGCTCAGAATCTCCGTGAGTTCGACCCATCGAAGTATAAGACCAATGCCGAGCGCAAGGCAGCCTTCGAGCGTTTCAAGCGAGGCGAGGAGTAATCCCTCCACCATCAGGATAACATAAAGTATTCAGGTTAAAACATTCTTATTTATTTTTTAATTATTAGTTGAAATTATGGCAACACTTCCTAAAGATTTTATTGGCACTACTGCCTTGCAGCACGTAGCCGAGCAGGTAACTAAGGAAATCCTTATGGGTCCAGGTTACACCGATGCAGAGGAGATGGACCGCTTGGGTATCGACATCGTTTCCGGTGTTCAGTACAAGCGCACTATCCACATTCTGCTCCGTAAGGGTGGTACCACCCGTCGTAAGGATGTTCACACTAAGGTGAACAGCGAGGTTGGCTTCTTGAAGGAGCGCACAATTACAGTGAAGCTCGCTTGGGATCATTACACTGATAACATCGATAAGTACTGCGAAACAGTATTCGGTACAGATGCACAGGGTCAGTACCCTCTCGCTACAGAGGCTGCTACCGCTATCCTCAGCAACTATGCCGACAACCTTACCGCTTGTTTATGGAATGGTGACATCAGTCTTGACAAGGGTGATGAGGACACTCCAGCTTCACAGCAGGCTATGGCGTTGTACGACGGCTTCCATACCTGTGTTAAGCACGACATCGAGGACGGTCTTATCAGCGAGGCTAACGGCAACTTGATTCCTTGCGAGTCAATCGCAGAGCCTTCTGACAACAACGACTCTACTCCATACGACAACTTCCTGGCATGGCACCTGAAGTGGGATGCCCGTCTGCGCAAGCAGAACGTTCTCGTTTACATGAGCGAGTTGACAGCTCAGTACATCGCTGCAGGTTACGCTAACAAGTTCCACGGCAACTTCAAGGTTGAGTACGAGGACGGCGGTAACTTCAAGCTTCCAGGTCTCTCTCGTGTAACACTCTGCCCTATCGCAGATTTCGGTGAGGGTGATCGCATGTACGTTACCATCCCTAAGAACTTCGTCTATGCAGTTGATTCTGAGGGTAACAAGACTTACGTAGGTGTTAAGGTGGGCACCGATGATGATATGCGCGACATCCAGTTCCAGATTCAGTCAATCCAAGGTGCAGGTATTCGCAATCCGTTCAAGTACGCCTTTGCGATGTCAGACGGCAACCTTGCAACAGCAGAGTACGTAGCTGGTGATTACACCAATTCTAACCTTGTGGTAACAACCGCCATGGAGGATGCTTCTCCTGTTACCGATGGTAAGGTGAAGGTAAACGGTGTAGAGTACACTAAGCCAGTAGCCACAACCCCTAACCAGGTTATTACCCTGGAGGCAGAGGGCACTACCGATGTATTCTCTCACTGGAGCACTGGCAGCAAGGAGAAGAAGATCCAGTTCGCCGCTACCGGTATGAGCATGGGTATCACCGCCTTCTTCAAGAAGGGTTAACCCCCTCCCCTGCCCCCGTCCCCAGCGATTCTATCGCTGGTCCAACCGGGAAAAGGCAGTCCTCTATAAATCCTCGGCGGCGGTCGCCTGACCTGGCGGAATATGGCTTCCGTCGCCATTTCGTTTAATCATTAAAAAAGATACAATTATGGCAGAAACAGTAACATGCCCAGAGATCAAGGATTTGCTTTCCGAGAACGATTGCTTGGAAAACTTCGGCGGTCTTGGCGTAAACGTATATGTCTTTATCAAGAGTGAGCTTGCTGCTCCTCTCTCACCAGAGAAAGGTAAGAACACCTATGCAGCGCTGACTGCTGCGTCCTTCAAGAAAGGTAAGGGTCTCTACAAGTTTGAGTGCCAGGATGGCGGTCAGGGTCACACCTGGGAGAACCTCGGTTTCCAGAAAGGCTTCAAGCAGACCTTGGACTACGTTCTTGAGAGCGTAAATGCCGATACTGCTTATGTGGCTCGTGGCCTCAATAACCTCAAGTGTGGTTACATCATCGAGGACGGTGATAAATCGATCATCGTTTACGACAAGCAGCACGACTTCAAATACGACTCAGGTAACATCAAGGGTGATACAGGTAAGAAGCCAGAGGATGACCGTGTAGTTACCCTGAGCGGTACCCTTAGCCCTACCACATACGGCCGCTACGAGATTGCTACCCCAGAGGGTGGCTGGGATTCTCTCTGTAATGGTGCAGGCACAGCGGGGGAAGTGTAGGCGGAACTGACAAGAGCGATACCAATTCCGCTTCCCGGCAGTCATCTAAGCGGAGCAAGCAGGTAGCATCTATCAATGATGAAACCGCTATGCTTGGCGAGAATGATGAATAATCGCTCCCCCTATCCAATGCGTTCCATTGGCAATTTACACTCTATAAATCCAAGCCTCGGTATTGATCCTTAGCAAGATAAGGCAAGATACCGGGGTTTTTCATCATAAAAACTGCGCATATCTTTCATTTTTTAATATCTTATCCCATAATTAGATTTTTTAATGCAAAATGCGTTTCCGCATAGAATATTTTTCTTATTTTTGCAGCATAAAATTTTAATTTATATAGTGTAACTAAAATAGTAAGAGATTATGGAACTAAGACATTTACGTTCGTTTGTGTATGTGGCAGAGACGCTTTCTTTCAGCATCGCCGCCTCCCGATGCTTTGTTACCCAATCCGCCATCAGTCAGCACATCAAGGCTCTGGAGGATGAACTGGGATGCAAGCTGCTGATACGCACATCGCACAGCATCATGCTCACCGAGAACGGAGAGGCACTTCTGCCACGTGCCAAGGAAATACTGAAGTTGGCGGAAGACTGCAAGGAGCATATTAATGCACTCAACAACTGCATGACCGGAGAACTGCGTATCGGTGTAGGTTCCTTTATCGCACCCTATATCCGTGTGGCTGCACTTATATTCATGGAGCGATACCCTAACGTAAGAGTGAATGCCGAATTTTCCAAGGCAACGAGCTTGAACCGCCTGTTGCGAGACCACATGCTGGATCTCGCTTTTACGATGAACGAAGCCTATACCAACGAGGGCATCGAGAGCCATCCCTGCATCCCATTCAGTATTTGTGCCATCATGCGAAACACACACCCTCTTGCCAGGAAAGATAAGGTAACATACGATGACCTGCTGAAGCACGGTATCATCATGCCCGATGTAGGCGAACGTGTTTTCAACACTTTTCAGCAATATTTACAGAACGATCTCACCAAATTAAGCGTAAAGTGTATCCTCAGTGACCCCGGCGAAGACCTTGCCATCATAGAAGATACTCACCTGGTTACTTTTATGCCGAAGTTGTATCTGAAGAACCACCCTACCCTCATATCCCGTCCTATCCAGGGCATAGGAGAAGAACTGATGAGCAATGCCCACTGGATGAAGGATGTACCCATGAAGCGTTCGGCACAACTCTTCCTCGACATTATCAGGGACGAAGCCATTCCGTATATCAAGGCTTTGGAAGAAACTATGTAGTTTAGTACCAAAGTACATTTGTACTTATGTACTTCTGCACGTTTGTACTTTTTCTTATCTGTCTATTAGTGTTCCTGCTTCATGATTTATCCGCAAGAACATCTAATAAAAATCACTTTTCAGTTTACTTCATTCCTATTACCTTTGCATACGATTCCGATATTGGAAGAATTTAAACACAAAAAACTATGCAGGTAAAAACGAATGATGGCAACTATGATGTTGCCAGCAAGGGATTGGGTAATACCGCCCTTGGACTTGGTATCGCAGGTTTGGCTACCAGTTTGCTGGGTGGCGGTGCATCCTTGTTTAACCTCGGCAGAGGCAACAATGGCATGACTGCCAATCCGAGTGACCCGGATGCACGCTTCGTAACCAAGGGTGAGACCAACCTTATTCAGGAGAACTCTACATTGAAGACTGAACTGGCTATCCAGAAGAGCGAGAACTATGCCGACAAGAAGATGGTAGAGGTTACTCAGTATCTTGACGGTAAGATTCGCCAGCTCGAAAACAAGGTGGATGCCAACAAGGATGCACAGCAGGCGGTCAACGCAGAGCAGATGGCATACAATGCCGCTGCAAACGCCAATATCGACGTGCTGAAATCGCAGGTGGCTTCACTTTTGAATGTTACTAAGTTGATGATTCCATCGGGCAATGTTTGTCAGATGGGATGTGGATGCGCTTGTAATCAGTAACCGTATTTTCGGATAAAAGGAAGAAACGATATGGATTACAAGAACTCGCAAATCCTGGCAGCGGTGGTGTCCGAATGGGCACGCCCTGCCATCTCTCAGATAGCGGCTGGCAATCTGATGCACTTGCCTATGCTCCAGTCTCTCCAGGCTACCATCGGCAGCATGGGACTGGTAAGCGGCAACTATTCTCTGCAAGCCGATATAGAACCGATGATTCAGCCTGTGGTCAATGCGCTTGTCACCCCGATGCTCGCCAAGTATTTCGGGAACATTCCCGAAGAGAGCATTCCGCAGATGGCGCACGATGTGGTAGAGCAGCTTCGCTACAAAGGACCGCTCTCTATCCTGGAGGGTGTGATAACCTTTGACGAGGAGGATCTTGACGAACTCGCCGACCTTCTTCAGAAGAACCTTCCGGTAGAGAAGACCCAGGGCTATCAAGTGAAACATTAATGCGGCGGTGAAGTCGTCGCTCTATTAAAACAGAAAAGACTATGAACAAAAGAACAATTCCAGCCTGCATCATGGCTACGCTTGCAGTAGGTGCAACCGCCACTGCTCCCTATTATGATGTAAATATCACGCAGCAGCTCTGTGCTCCTTCATGCGTGGACGAGACTCCGGTTTTCAACCCTCAGTTCTCTGTAAAGAGTATTGACAACGTGGGTACTTCGCAATATCTCATAACGATTCACGTAGAGGGTGTTATCAGTTACGTGCCTTGCAACTGTGGCTCCTGCTGCACCCGCTCGCAGGTAGTAAGTCAGGATTTCACCATTCCTGTCTTCTCTGCTACGGCAATCACGAACGTTACCACATCTCTTGGCAGCGTGAAAAACCGTCTTGTCAAGGTAGCCTGCTGCTCCTGTAGCAAGACTTTCGTGTGCGATGCTCCTTTAACGCTTACCATCGCATGACTATCCACTAACAAAAGGAAAGGTAAGAGACGATGAAGTATATTCAGTTGATAGATCAAGCCCGCGCTCACGGCGTGGCTACCGAGAAGAAGATGATGGAGGCGATGGAGCAGTTGAGCTGCGACCTCGCCTCCCTGGAGGAAACAAATCCGGAATTGTACTGGTGTATCCTCCGTCGCCAGCACGCAGTGTTCTATGATCGTCATTACAGTGAGAAAATGGCCAACCATGATGTCTGCCATCTTGTGTACAGCAAGAAAGGTGAGAATGGTGAGTTGATAGGATCCGGCGCGCATTGGACAAAATCGCAGATAGTGAATGCCACCAAGGGCATGAAGTTCCGTGAAAAGGTGAACGATTGGGATAAATATGTTGCCTTTAATGCCATGTACGCTGACCTGTGCAGCGATATGACAGAAGATGAAATCATCAAGGCAGCTTATCTCTTCTATTTCCAGGATGCAGATTGGCAACCCGAAGAAGACGATTGTACCAAGATATGGGACTATATGTCCGCTCACGCGATGATGTAGTTTGTTTTGAACTAGGTAATATAGATTTCGCACTAGCGAGTGCAAGTATTTAAAGTAAAAAGATTGGGATAACATTTTTTGAAGCCTCTTTGCGCCTACAAAAGCCGCAGGGAGGCTTTCTTTGTCCCCATCATCTTTTTAGCATTTGCTATCTTTGCCATCAGAATAAAAACGATAAAACAGAAAAGATATGGCAAAGATTCAACCTCTTGCAGATTTCATTCTCTCCTTCGAGGGAGGTTACGTGAACCACCCCAACGATAAGGGTGGTCCTACCAACATGGGCGTAACATTGAAAACCTGGCAAACCCAAGGTTACGACAAGAACCATGATGGCCGCATAGACGCAAAGGACGTGAAGCTTATCACAAAAGCCGATGCTATCTCCATCCTTCGCCGTTGCTACTGGAACCGATGGAAAGCCGATGGCATCAAAGACCAGAGCATCGCCAACATCCTGGTAGATTGGGTATGGATCAGCGGCACACCAGGCATCACCCTCGTACAGGCTATGCTGGGCGTAACCGCCGATGGTATCGTAGGTAACAAAACTCTCAAGGCGCTCAATAGCCAGAACCCTAAGCGGTTCTTCGAGCGCATCAAGGCACGCCGCAAGCAATACATCGCTAGAGTCATTGCCCAGTGCCCTAGTCAGAAGGGCTTCGAGGCAGGCTGGCTCCGTCGTCTCAATGCTATCAGCTACGGCAGTCTTATCTCCAATAATGGCAAAGAAATAAAGTGGTAATATGGAAGCAAAGATAAACCTCACCATCCCGAAAAGCTGGAACCAATGCACTCCCACCCAGCTGGAACAGATAGCCCTCATTATGCTGGAGCAGATAGAGAAATCCAAGGCAGACCGCTATCACCCTTTCGATATGCAGAAGGTGAAAGTAGCCGTCTTCTTTCTCTTTGCCGGGATAATCATCAATGCCTATCCCGACCCTCGTCTGCCTATCAATGAGCAGCACTACCTGGTAAGCATAGAGCCGCCGAAGAAGAGCCTCCTGAAGAAGCTCCTCTCCCTTTGCGTCCCCGTTCCCAGTGATTCCATCGCTGGCCCCCAGTCGGCTAGCCATTTCCCCCTCTATCTTTGGCAGCTCAACTATTGGCTCTCCCCGAAAGCCAAGACCGATGATAAAACTTCTCCTGAGTATATCGCTCAGGGCGCAGGTCTTCTCGATTGGCTGGATGCAGATAGCGGCTATTTCCTCACCCGCTTCCCCTATCCGATTATCGGACAGAAAGCCAAGTGGTATCGTCGTGCAAAAGCCTTCCGCGGTCCTAACCCCGACCTCGATGGTTTCTCCTGGCAGCAATACCGTTTTGCCAGCGATATGATGCAGACCTACACCCGTTTGTACAATAATCTGATAAAGATGAAGAAGATGGATAAATTCTCCGAGGAGCAACTTCAGACGCAAGCTCAAAGCGTAGCCAGTGCCAGAAACATGTTTCTTGCCACCATCTTCAACACCACCACCCAGTATATCGACCCGACAACAGGTATCACGAAATACGATTTTCACTACGAGTCGAAGCAGTTCACCGAGAACGCAGGTTATTTCGTCAATTACCCGGAAGCTAACTGGCAAGTCATCCTCTTCTGGTGGAGCGGCATCATGCACACCCTAGCCCATCGCTACCCTCACGTGTTCAAGGTACAGAAGGTAGATAATAAAAAGCCGCAAACCCCGATGGAAATCTACACCGCCACCACCGCCACGATGCAGAAGTATGCCGGCCTAACAGAAGATCAGGTCAACACCCAATCCTATTCCCTGGTTCTTGAACATCTCGAAAGGTTATCGAAAGAGAATGAGGAAATGGAAAAGATGAGGAGGAACAAATGATAAGAGCAAAAGTATCAGCAGCAATCCGTTTGTGTTTGTGGAACTTTGAAATCAAAGATTTATGAGTCATAATACATTAAAAATAGAGAAGGATAAATCCAGAGAGCACTCTGTGATTTTATCTCGTTCAACCGTAAGTGATACGGTTGTAATCAAGTGTGGTTCAGAAAGCGTGTGTCTTGAGCAAGACGAATTTAAAGCGCTGGCACATCTTATGAACTACGACTTCTATACACGGAATATGATCGAGGAAGCTCAAGAGCATAACCGGAATGATGTTCGTCCATATGATATATATTCTACTCCTGATATAGAAGGTTACGATGAGAAGATTAATTGGGATTTGGCTGTAGAAAATAACAGCAAATAACATTATGATTTGTCCCCTCAAAAACTATAAAAAGCCCTAACTTTACACTCAGAAATAGAGAGAGAAAAGCGGGTGTGCGTATATCGCCGCCCTTCTCTCTTCCATTACATTCAGGATAACATATAAAAAGAAACGCAAAAATGGCAAGCAAAAACAAAAACAGAGTAACCAACCTGCAGCAGCTCCAAAATCGTAGTGAGGAACTGAAAGATGCAGGCTATGTAGCCGTTCGTCCGGATGCCTTTACGCCGCTTAAAAATGGCGGCGGTAAAGTCTTTTCCTGGAACGACTACGTTCACGGCATGCTCCTAACCACAGCCGGTATGTCGGCAAGTGGTGGCGACGCAAGCGGTTCTGCAGCACGGCAGCAGGTTTCCACTATCTTTGCATCAAGTGGCGGCGAGAACCTGGGTAAACCGAAGGACGTAGGTACCGAAGGCTTAGGCTTTATGGAATGGGGTATGGCCAACCGACTGCCAAACCTTATCTGGATGCTCTCCCGCATGTCGCCTTTTACGGCAGCAGGAGTTGATTACATCAAGAAGATACTGGTAGGTCGTGGTCCCGCAGCCAAGTATCATTACACCCAGTATGTTGGCGGCAACATCACGGAGAAGTATATCCCCTACGAGAGTGCAGGAGTCCTGCTCCGTGGTCAGATAGCTGACCTGAAAGCCAAAGAAGAGGCAGCCGCCGAAGCCAAGCGCCAGAACGAGCAGCAGAACCAGAACGGGCAGTCTCAGCAGGAGGAGTCACCGTTCTCTGCGGTTCAATCGCAGGTCTTATCCTCCGATGAAGGTGAAAGCGAGGAGATGAAATCTCTGAAAGAAGCCCTCCGCAAATGGGAAGAAACCAATGCGCAGCTTCGTGATTTCATAGAAAATAACGACCTTATGCAGACCTTCCTCGACCTGGCAGGAGATATGGCTCTGATGTCACAATGCTTTGTAGAACTTCAGCTTAACCAGCGCTCCCTCGACGAGAACGGTAAGGCTGTTCCTACCGCCCAGTGGACCCCGAAGGTAATCGGTCTGAAGCACCGCAGCATCTTCACTACCCGACTGGAACGCATGGACGAAAACTACCGCATCAACTATGCCTACGTCAGCAACCAGTGGCTCGACCCAACCCAATACGTCGGCGTGCAGAAAGAGGAAGATCGCAAGATAGCCGCTATCCCTTATCTCCCTACCACATCAGCCGTAAAGGATTTGCAGCGCAATATCCGTGAGGCACGTCAGAAGCAGGTAAGCCGCAAGAAACGACCTACCCGCTTCATCATGTCGCCACGGGATTTCGGCGGTCCGTACTATGCCGATGCCCTTTGGCACTCCATCTTTGCCGGCAGCATTTTTGAGTATGCCTTCACCATCGTGGATGACCGCCTCACCCGAAAGCGCAACAGCAATATCATTGGCCGTGTTATCTATATCCATCAGGACTATATCAGCAGGCTCTATCAGCAGCAGGGCGAACAGAAAAAGAAAACCCACGATGAGATTCAGAATGAAATCTTCACTTCTATCAATACCTGGCTCTCTAACCCCGATAATGCAGGTCAGGCGCTCATCTCTTCTGCCTTCACGGGCAGCGACGGAAAGGAGCACAAGGCTTGGGAAATCGTGGAAATCGAAACCAAGGCAAATGATCAGGCGAATGCCGACAAAACCGAGCTGCAGGAAATAAGCAGTATCATCTTCTTTGCCATGGGACTTGATGCAAAGCTCATCGGCAATACCCCTGGCGATACAGCGTCATCGGGCGGTACTGACCTGAGAGAACGTTTCCTGGTAAAGCAAATCCAGTTTGCCCCTTTGCAGCAGTTAATGATACGCCCGTTGGAAGTTTTGAGCCGATTTAACGATTGGGACGAGCACCTGGTGTGGCAGATAGACCGGGAGGTATTAACCACCCTCGATAACTCGAAGACCGGAGTGGCAAAGCAGGAAAGCATTTAATTATAAACTATAAATTATAAATTATGATTATTTCCACCAACCAAGAATTGCGTTTGCACGTTCCAAGCAACGCAATCGACGATATAGCCACCATCCAGGGCATACTGGATAATAGCGAAAAAGATGTGCTGAAGGATAAGCTCGGTGCATCACTCTACAACCGCCTGTGTGAGGAATACAAGAAGCTCGACCCGCTCGATTTCTACAGCCACGTGCAGGATGGTACCTATATCCAACACCCATGGGAAGAACTTCTGCTGAATGCCCAGCGTGTAGTGGCTAACGAGGCGATGGCCCGCTTCGCCTATCAGCAGATTATCTCCATCAATGGTGCAGGAGTCAACATTGCTTCCAGCAACGACTATGATGCAGCTAGTGAAAAGCTGTTGGATAAAGGTGTAGCCGGATATAAGAAGGAAGCCCTAGTTTCCCTCAACAACCTTCTGCTCATGCTCGAAAACATGGCGAAGATGGCGAATACTCCGGCGGAAATCGTAGGCACGGATAACACGGATAGTGCAGATTCAGAAAGCCCCGAAGTACCAAAGGACGAAAGTACTGACGTACCAAAGGACGATAGCACGAAAGGAGATGGCGATACAGAAGACCCTTCAACTCAGCCTACCAAGGAAGAATTTCACGCCGCCCTAGAGGATATTATCCTCCTGTGGCAGGAGAGCCGATATTACTATCTGCATCATGATCTCCTTATTCCGACCTGCGAAATCATGCAGCAGTATCTCGACATCTACGATAGTCGGGATAAGTTCATTCGTCTCATCCCCGATATGCTTTTCATTCAGAGTGAATATCTGGAAGAAGCGTTTGGCGAAGATTTTATTCCTCGTCTCTTGCAGGCCGACGAGAACGACAAGATGCTGAAGAAGGCACGCCAGCTTGTAGTGGCTTATCTCAAGGAGCGTACATCAGTTATCAGTTTTGATAAGCTGACTCGCTCCACGGCGCACAATGATGCCATTACCGTAAGGGAAAGCATTCATCGGTTGCTGAAGAAAGAGGAAGCCGAGAAGCAAGCCAAACTCGATGCAGCCAAAGCCGATAGCGCTACAGAAGGCAGTTCCTCATCATCGACAAGTAACGCCTCCAGTGCTTCATCACCGAATGATAAGGATGGCAGTGAAGGCTACCAGAACAACCAAAAGGGTTCCCGTATCTTCGTTACCCCTATCTTGTGCTAAAAAGGCTTATTTTCGGTTTTATGTCGTATCAAGCGTCTTCAAAACCGCTTAATTTGACGTTTAATCGGGAATTAAGCCTAAAACAGGCAAAAAATATTCTTAATTTTCAAATAAACAACAAAAACAAGGATTTATGGAAAATTTATCATTACAGGAAATCATCAACATTTTGAAACCTGCCATCGGTGCAAGAATGCTTACCCAGGAGCAGAAAGATGCCTATGAGCAGGGATTGTCTCTCCTGGAAGGTGCAAGTAATGCACACTCGTTTATCGAGAACTCACGTAAGTTTAAAGACTATCATCGCCGTACCCGACAGATGATCGCCTATCTGAATAGCTACAGCAGCTCTCAAGCCAACGCTGCATCATCATCTGCTGCCGACAAGCGACGTGTAGGTCGCCCAACCAAACAGGAACAGGAAGCCTATGCCGAACTTCAGAAAAAGAAAGCCATGGAAGAGGCGAAGCAGTCTCTCTTTCCTAATCTGAAGCCCGACACCACCGTGCAGCCGCTTACCTATAATGGTATCGTAGCCAACCCTAACGGCGAAAGTATCGCTGCTACCATGCCCAACCTGATGCAGTTGCGTCCGTTCCTCTCTACTGCCCTTCAGGAGCAGGTGAACACCGTGCGTGACCTTCGTAGCGAGATGGCAAGCAAGGCAGAGCAGGCGAAGACCATGGCAGAAGCCAACGAGAAAGCTATCTCGCAGGGTAAAAGCGCCATCTATACCGAGGCTGAGATTGCCGAACTCGCCACAAGAGCCGTAGAAATCGAAAGCGATATTCTTCCGGAAATCTTTAAGGCTGTAGATAGAGAGATGGGCGAATGCTATCTGAGACTGAGCGAGAAGACTGGAGACCCTGAATACATCGCTTACGCAAAGAAGGCCTTCACCATCGACCCTCAGACTCTCCGCACTCAGTTTAAGCCATTCTATGAAAAGGCATTAGCACGCGACCCTCTTTTTGCCGAGCAGGTAGCCGAGAAGATTGCCAACGACCGCCCAGAAGTAAAGGCAGCTCGTGATGCAGCCGCCAAGCACAAGGCTGAAGCCGATGCTCGCATCAAGTATATCCTTCGTAAGGATAAGCTATCTACCCAGACGAGAGTGAAAGGCATCAAGGAGCGCATAGACCAACTTCGCCAGGATTACTCTGACATCGTGACCGAAGAGGAGCTTTCCGGCTATGAAGCTATTCTCACAAAAACTATAGAAGAAGCCAAAGAGGATTCCGAAGCATAAAAAAATGACAAAGAATAAAGAAACCCCAGAACAGCGCACGCAGCGTTTTAAGACCCTGTGCGTCCATATCCTCGCCCAGAGCGGTAACTGCCAGGAATCTCAGCATGCTTTCAAAAGCACGCAGAGCATTCCCGAAATGTGCGAGGCGTGGCGCAAGTACTGGCACGGCTTAATCACCGAGGTTCCGCAGCAGGTAATCGATGCTTTCAAAGCCGTATATCCGGAGTTTAAGGCAGATATTAACCAGGGCGGTATCTTCTATAATGAAGACTCGCCTACAGGTACCGTCCTTGTGGGTGATACAGACGAGGAAATCCACCTCTACTCTTCCCGAAAGATATACGTCCTCGGCAAGGCGCACGTCATTCTCCATAATGCGGCTACCGCCCTCGTGATGAATGAAGGCTGTAAGATAGAGTTATTGGATGGCAGCAAGGCAACCATCAAGGCAGGTTACGGAATCGCCCGGAATTATGCCCATCTGGTAACTTGCCAGGAAGCGGAATGCTACGACCAGAGTGTAGCCTTCATTACCGATGGCATCCTTCACGACCATGGGCATCAGAAGATCAATGCCTTTGGTACGGCAATGATAGATACCTTTACCCATCGCCTCATAGATTTATATGATAGCGCCAGGATAGAAATCAGAAAGTAAATATCAGAAAATAGAAATCAGAAAATGAACTCACATCTCTCTATATTAATCAATGATAAGCCTGTGGCGCTCCCCGATGATTTCTCTATAGATATAGAGGATCAGAACCCGGTATTCAACGATACGGAAATGTTCTCCTATCCCTTCTCTATCCCGCTAGACGGCAACCGCTGGCTAGTAAAGAACATCGAAGACGTTCACGCTGCTATGAAAGCCGTGAACATGGAGCACCTGCCTGTCAGAATCAATGCCGACGGATTGCCATTCCGCAGCGGTACCCTGGTTATGCAGGATGGTGAAGAGATAACCAATTCTCTCTCTATGAGCATCGATGCCAGCACGCAGAGTTTCAGCGAACTTATCAGCGACCTGCAATGCCGTGATATTCCGGTAAAGGACCAGCTTATCATCGGTGAGAAAATTGGTAATGTGAGGGTGGATATTTGGAGTAACCCGGTAGTAAAAGTCAACCTCCATTCCGATGGTAAGAAAGGTGGAAAGAATGCCACCGCCACCGTTACGACCGACCCATTGAGAGCTAGTAAGGTGCTGGAACCACAGGCACTCGGTTTCTCCTATCCCGCAAGCTGCAAGGAATATACCTCTACTGATACGGCACACTATATCGGCGATGCCTACAACAAGAGTAAGAAATCTTATTCTTCTGGTGCGATAACAATCAATGTACCGCAAGAGACTGCCAACGGCAACTATATTAATACCTCGGCAGCCTATGACGAGACGGATGGCGCTGGCAGACCTGCTACCTACTGCAATGCCCGAATCTGTTACAAGCATCATGCCCTGGATGATGAAGGGAATACATCGAGTGACCTCATCAAAATGGATAAGTGCTCATGGACGAATGAAGACCTCTATCCTTACTGGGTGTTGGATGCCAAACGTCCGCAATCGGGCATCTGCTTCTATGTACTCTATTTCCTCGACTGCCTCTTTACCTATTTGGGTGTCACCTTCGATAAGGATGCGCTGATGGAGATAGAAGACTTGAAGCATCTCTGTTTTTTCACTACCGTTTGCAGTTATGATACCCTCGAGCATCCACACCACGGTAGTTATTACACTGCGAGTGAAATTCAGAAAGCAAAGGACATCGTGAATAAAGAGGGCTACGTAAAAGGCTCGAATCCTGAGATGGAAATCGTGGCTGCTAAATCCGTAGGCGAAATCAAGACGGGCTTCTTTAAGGATCAGAAGCATATCAATTCCTGGTTGGAGAGCCGTGGCTGCGGCGGTCAGATTGAAATCACCAAGGCAGAAGATAAGGACGTGCAGGAACTCGACCTTACGCTGACTGAAAACGGTGTGGCTACCACCCGCCATATCCAGGTGGGCGAGGTAGTTGCTTTTCCTCCTGGCAAGGGAATGAAAGTAACAGGTATCACCATCGAATCGAATATCAAGAAGTTTGAGGTGCAGGCAAACGTGCTCTATATGGTTGCCAACAGCGAGAATTTCCCTGACGAGAGCGTGAGCACTGTCATCTCTTCTCTAGAAAACGCATTCGGTATCAAGTTCTCCTACGATTACGAGCAGAAGAAGGTCACGGCTTATCTCACTCGCGACGTGATGCGAAAGAGCGGCAGAAAGACTAGGGATTTCCACTGCGAAATCCATTCGATGATTCCGATGACCGAGAAGATTACCGGTGTGCGTATGCGCTATTCAGCCGAGGAGGATGCTAAGGAACAGAAGAGTTATGTGCGCAACGCCAAGGGCGAATTACAGGATTCCAGCTACGATACCGATTACAACTTCATCGACTATCCACTGCCCGATGGCGACACCAGCAAGATGGGTAGAACCGTCACCGATATGAAGTACATTGAGTTCTTCCATAACATCCATAACCCTGGTGATAAAAACTGCTACATCGACCGCAACACCGGCAATGCCTATTGTGTAAAGGTCAACAAGGAGGCAAAGACTTCTAACGAGTTAAAGCCAGTACTCTTCGAGGTAGGTCAGTTCAAGGGCGTGGAATATGGAGATTGTAGTGAGGAGAACGAAGACTTTATCCACGATATTTCCATTGATTTCACTCCGGTACCTTTCAACGATGTAAACTATTTCAAGGAGGTAAAGGCAGCCTATGGTTCGCATACCGCTGATGTGACTGACTTTGAAGGTAAGCCTTTGCTAAAAAGTGTAGTGCAGATTACAGAGGCTCAGCAACCTATCCTCTGCGCTTATGCAGATGAGGATATGGAGCATGAGTTTGTACTGCAGGAGATTAACCAGGTTATCTCTTCTTCTTTCTGTGATTTCTACATGAAACAGAAATTAAAGCTCGTGGAAAGCTACGACCCTTCGGGCACGGATGATGGAAATTCACCCTTGCAGGATAAGTCACGATGGGGCTTTGCCATGGCATTAATGCGTGGTGGCGGTAGTGATGCCACCCTGCAACCATACGATTATAACTACGACCATTTCGGCACATCCAAATGGCGAACCAATGCAGGACAGTATGCCCTGGCTTGCGATTCGCTGGATATGATGGGCAATGTGTTTGATTATAATGGTGTGCAGGAAGGTGTAGGCACCGGCGAACGTTTCTCGCTGAAGATACGAGCCTTCAAGGAACCATCGTGGCTAAAAGATCCGAAGTATAAGGATTTGGTGCTCTGCAATGCCGATGAAGTAGATAAAAACGGTAAGGTAGTTAAGAAGGTCCGCTCCCGTGGTCTCTTCGATACCTTCATTCTCCCCTACGCCTATTTCCTTCTGAACAGAAAGAAGTTTATGGTAAGATGTACCACCACCGTAGCACAAGTGGCCGACATCCCGAATCACTGGCAGGATTGGTGGAATATAGGTGGCATGAAATGCCTCATAGATAAGGTGAATACTACCATTGATGCCAAGACGGGCATGGGCGAAGTAGAGTTAACGGTATATGCTTTATAACATAAAAAACGAAATAAAAATGGATAGAAAAATATTGATTACCGGAACCGGTATCATTTCTGCCATGGGCAGAAATACAAGAGAAGTAGCCATGAATCTTTATAAAGGTAAATGCGGGTTGCATCATAATGAATGCCGTGATAGCTATATCTCCGATTTATGTGGAGATGTTGAAAGCTGGGAAGTAGATTATGAGAAAATCCTTACTCATGCGCAATACGAGTGTATGCCTCACCATGGTTTCTATGTGCTCGAAGCGGTATTTGAGGCGCTGAAGAAAGCGAAGGTCGGTAAGGAGTTCCTGGAAAACCATAACGTCTCCCTCATAGTAAGCAATGATTCTGAGTGCTACGAGAGTAGACATGTAGTAGATCATGTAAACGAGGGCGACAATAATCGTTATTTGCCGGTAACAACCTTGTTTCGCTCGCTCAATTCTGCTATCAGTATGAACCTTGCTACTATCCTCGGTATTCACGGCTTGTCGCTCACCATAAGCGCAGCCTGTGCAGGAGGTGGCCACGCCATCGGACTGGCAAAAATGTTGCTCGATAGCAAGCAGACTGAAATGGTAATTGTGATTGGTGCGCAGGAATGCGGATCTCAATATTGCATGGAAGCTTTCGATGCCCTCGGTGTCTTCTCACCCGATAAGGTGCAGCCGTTTGGTAAAGGCAGAAATGGATTGGCACCATCGGGTGGTGCAGCCTGCATTATTCTCGAATCATCGGATAGTCTTCGATTGAAAGAAGAGAAAGTGCCTTCCTTCGCTTCCCTTTCCGGCTATGGTTTCTCATCCAATGGAAAAGCTATCACTACCCCTGATAGCTATCAGGAGGAAGTATCTATGGTGAAAGCTATCGAGAACGCAGGATTGGACGAAGGCATGATAGATGTAGTTCTTGCCCATGCTACCGGTACCCCGATGGGCGATGAAGCCGAGGCAAAGGCAATAGAGGGGATTTTCCCTATCTGTCCGAACGTAGTAGCTACAAAGGGCATGACAGGCCACGAGTGCTGGATGGCAGGTGTATCGCAAGCCGTACAAGCTACCATCATGCTTACCTATGGCCGTCTGTTCCATGCAGCCACCACCGAGGAGAACGCCTTCCCTCATCTTAACCTGGTGATGCGCCCTAAGTATTACGATCCTCATCATATTCTCTGTAACGCCTTCGGTTTTGGCGGTACCAATTCATCCTTTATCATCTCAAAAGCATAGTTATGAAAAAAGAAGAAATAACTCCTCGCATTATCGCCATCGTAAACAGCCTGAAAACCTCGTGGGTCGATTGCGAGGTAACAGAACACTCCAATCTTCGTGATGAGGTCCAGCTAGAATCCATCGATTTCCTCGATCTCATTCAGCAAGTAGAAATGATGTTTCACATCAAGATTGCCCCTGAAGAGGCGAAAGATTGCAAGCTCGTTTCGGATGTAGTCAATCTCGTAATTAAAAAGAAAGAATAATATGGCAAAGAAAATTAATCTCACATCGGGTTCCATTTTTGCCGGGAACCCCATCACCTTCACCATCCAGCCCGAAACGCTGGATAGCCCCTCCTTCCACCGTGTCATCATAGAAGTAAACTTTGATAACGGAGGAAGCTACGAAACCGTGAAGCTCACGGTACCCGTCACCACCGAAGGCAATAACGTAGCCCTGGATGTCTCCTCTGCACTCCGCATCCCCCTCGACAATTTCCCGTACACCGCCACCACAAAAACCTTCCCGCTCGTAAGATGGTACATAAAAGCCTACGATGAGTATATGAACAAAAACGGCGAAGTGCATACCGGTGTAGGCGAGGTCTATTATCCCCAGAATCCTGTCGCAGGTACCGATACTGACCTTCGCTGCATAGCAGGAGCCATGTCGGATATGGAGCGCATTCTATCCAATCCATCCCCAGCAGTAAAAGACTTCTCCCGAAAGCCAACTTCTATCCCCGAAGTCACCGTTGTAGGCGAATCCTTCTCCTACCCAGTCTCCTATGCCTCTTCACAGATATTGGCATCCAGTACCGCACTCACCGCTCCTACCTCTTCCGAACAGAAAATCACAAAGGAAGGCTCGCAGACTATTGGCGGTCACGCCCTCTATGCCCTGCCATCCTCGAAAGCCGAAAACCGCAGTACCTTCCGCTTTATCAATGCCCGTGGCTGCCTGGAGAGCATTAATATCCCGAAAGCCTACAGCAAGAAGCTTTCGGTAGAAACCATCCCTTATACAATAGCCGTGCAGGAAACCTTCAATACCTTCTCCCGGTCCGCTATCAAGAAGCAGAATAACCGTGAGTCGTGGCTTTATCAGAGCGACCCCCTCGATACCGCCTGGCTCTACTGGTACCTTCACGAGTTTCTGATGAGTGAGCACGTCTGGCTGAAGGTAAAAGATACCTGGCTCTCCTGCACCATCACCCAGGAAGACGAGATAACGATCAGCGATAATACCACGCAGAATATGTACTCCGTTTCCTTCACAGCCAAGCTCGACATCAACGGAAGTCCCTACCTCTAGCCAGTACGCCCTGCAGCCCTTATCGTCGCCTACACGCCCTGCTGCCCCTATCGTCGCATATACGCCCTGAAGGGGCAGCAGCTCCTAGCCCAGGGTAACACCCTGGGTAATGGCAGCATCATCAATGCGCCCTGAAAGGGCAAAAGCTTTTTTGTCCCCCCTAAAACCGCAAAAACCTTTATCTTTGCCCTATAAATGAATAAAAATCCAAACAAAAAAAATGGCAACAGAAGCAAAGAATACAAACTATTGGATTTCGAGCAGTGCGCTTTACATCCAGCTTAATGCGATGGGTGAGCCAGACTACATCCAGTGTAGCGTAGTCTCCGGCGCATCCATCCTCTGCTATATGCAGGGCATTCCGGGTCTGGAGTATGATGCCGGTCACAACTACCAGCGCTGGCCTCTTGCTGCCTACCCTTCCGTCTTCCCTGATTCCGAGCGGAAGTACATCTATGTAGCCATCCCCCGCACGAGCACCGCCGACAACAATACCGCCGTGGTGGTATATCCGAGCGAGCGCATCGACCTGTACGGCTACTCTATCGCCAATCCCGACAAGCTGGTAGGCGACGAGAGATTCTACTACATCTATCTGCAGGGCATCATCTCAGAAGTGAAGACGGATGCTGATGGCAAGACCCGCAAGCGTGATTGGCTTCAACACGTGGATTGTGGAAAACTGAATACCGACGAATCCCTTTCGAGCGGTATCGATGGCACCTGGTGGAAGTATAATTCCGTCACCGATTCCATCTCTTTCCTCAAAACCATCCTCTCTGCCACCTTTGATACGCTGATTGCCAAGGTTGCGAAAATCACGAAGCTGTTCCTCGGAGGTAGCGAGTTGAATGGCGTAGCCGATGATCTCAGCCTGGAGACGGATAACACGAAGGTGGTTACTCCTCTATATCTGGGTCAGTTTGGCGTGAAGCATTTCCTGGCGAAAGACAAGGATGACGTAGCCCATGGCGTGATTACCTTTGAAAAGGTACAGAAGTTTCTGGCAGGTCTGAATGTGGGTGATTTCAACTCAGAGAACGGCGGTTCCTGGACTCCCGATGCAGAAGGTCGCTCGCATCTCATCACAGATTACCTGGAGGTGAGAATGAAGGCTATCTTCGAGGAGCTTGTAATCAAGAAAACCTCCACCATCGGTGGCAAGGAGATTATCTCTCCTGCTGGTGGCGTGGTGGCTCACAAGGTAGAAGAGGTTACTGTGACATATAATAATGTGTCACAGAAGGCTTATCGTTGCTATTTCTTAGCAGAGCAGGAAGGCGATGCCGTGGATAATGATTTCGCTATTGGCGACCAAGTGCGCTCGGAATCATTCAACGTCCGAAAGGGCACTTATCATAAGGTGGGTAATCACTTTTACTGGCGATTGGTAATCGGTCGTGATGAGGAACCTGTGGAGTTGGAAGGAAAGAAGTATCACTACATCGACCTCTCCGATACCGATTGCGCTACGGCAAGCGATGTTCCTGCTAAAGGTGATGTGTTGTCGCAGTGCGGTAATAGAACCGATGTAGAACGTCAGAACTGCCTTATCTTCTCGGCGGTAGATACCTATTCGCCATCCGTCAGCCTCTATCACGGCATCAACAGCTACTCCTTTGCAAACAAGGAATATGTGGAATATGGTGTGAATAAGCAGACCAACAAGGCGTTCTATAATGTTTACGGCGATATGTATGTAGGCGACCGACCTACTAAGGAGAATGGCTATGATGGTAGTAGCTACATCAAGTATGACAGCGCAGCCAAGCAGGTATCTGTTAAAGGCAAAATCTCAGCCAAATCAACCGTGGATGGCAAGGAATTGTCTCAGTATATCAAGGAGAACTCAGCAGGAGGCTTGACCGAGGAGCAGGTGAACAATCTCATCAAGAACTCGCAGGTGATAGCTGACCTTCAGAATCAGGTTGACGGAGCTATCGAGACGTGGTTTTACGATGGTGTGCCTACTTTGAAGAATGCCCCAGCCAGCAGTTGGACGACAGACAAGGAAAAAGATACCCATTTGGGCGACCTTTATTATGATAACAAGACGGGCAAGGCATACCGCTTTGCCAAGGATGGCAACACCTATAAGTGGACTATCATTACAGATACCGACATCGCCAAAGCTCTATCCGATGCCAGCAAGGCACAGGAGACCGCAGATGGCAAAATGAAGGTGTTCAGTACACAGCCTATTCCGCCTTATCAGTTGGGCGACATTTGGGTAAACGCTACCTATCCTACAGATGGCAGCATCTACAAGAATGAAATCCTGCGCTGCCAGACTGCCAAGGCAAAAGGTTCGTCATTTGCCATCGCTGACTGGACTAAGGCTTCCAAGTACACCGATGATTCTGCCCTCAATACCTTCAAGGAAGAGTACAAAAACGATATGGCTAGCTACAAGGAGCAGCTTGATGAGAAAGTAGAGACCTGGTTCTACAACTATGCTCCTACTACTCAGAATAAGCCTGCTTCTGACTGGACTACCGATACATTGAAGTCGCAGCACGCTGGCGACCTGTTCTACAATACGTCTAATGGCTACACATACCGTTGGACGGGTACGGCATGGGCGAGAATCAAGGATAACGACATCAACACTGCTATGACCGCAGCAAGCAAGGCGCAGGACACGGCAGATGGAAAGCGTACCGTTTTCACCTCTCAGCCTACTGTTCCTTATGACGAGGGAGACCTGTGGGCTAGCGGTGGAGACGATGGCAAGACTTTGATGGTGTGCATAAAGAGTAGAACTACTGGCAGCTTTACATCATCGGAATGGGTGAAGGCAAACGATTCTGACCTCAACGCATTCGCCAAGACCATAGAGGAGAGCTTGACGGGAATACAAGACCAGCTCGACAAGAAGGCTGAGACTTGGTATCAGTCAACCGACCCGAGCACATCCTGGACTACCGATGATGCCAAGAAGAAGCACAAGGGCGACTTGTGGTATAACACAAGCAACAACCAGACTTTCTTTTGGAATGGTACGAAATGGGATAAACAGGATGTGCCTACCGAGGTCTTCGACAAGATAGATGGCAAATCCAGCATCTATGTAAGCAAGCCTGCATCCTATGAGGAACGTGACCTCTGGATTTTGGAAGCAGCATATACCCTCGGTGGTGTTGCATATTCCAAGGGCGAGCTTGTCGTGGCAACCAAGAGCAATGCTTCATTCAGCGCAGCCGATTGGACTAAGAAAGTGAAGTACACAGACGATACTGTAGCGAACGCAGCAAAGAAGGCAGCGGAAGAGGCGAAGAAGGCGGCAGATACCGCACAGACGAATGTTACGAATCTCGGCAAGACCGTTACAAGCAACAAGAAGGCATTCGATAATTATGTTACGGATGGCTATCTAGAGCCTTCTGAGATTGCGGCTATGGCGCAGGATTCCAAGCGACTTGAAGATGCTTTTGCGGCAGCACAGAAGTCGTACAATGAGGTGAAGGAAGCAGAGGTGCTGACGAACACCAATGAACTCACCGACCTCAACACCGCTTTTGCTACCCTCACGACTGCCAAGACGGAACTCGTTAAGTATCTTTCAGATATATCTAAAAGATACAATGAGACTGATACCAACGGCAAGGCTGCTATCGTCTCAGCCGTGGGAACGAAGTTCACCAACTTCCAGTCAGCATACAGCGCATTTTATGACAAATTGGGTTTGGCAAACGCTTATATCACTAGCAAGATATATGGCGACTTGAAGCAGAATATTACCGACCTTGCAGGCTACAAGTATATCAAGGACGCACTCGGTCAGACAACAGATATTGATGGCGGTCTTGTAATGACAACACTCCTTGCTTTGAGAGACGCAGACGGAAACGTTCAGAGTGGTATCAACGGAGCGATAGACACGAACAGAGGAAAGAAGAGCATCGCAACTTGGTGGGGTGGTCAGATGGTGGATAAGGACTATAATAGCGGAAGTCTTACCCCTGCAACCTCCCTCGTCCGCTTCGATGGCTCTGGCTACCTTGCTAACGGGGCTATATGGTGGGACGTGGACGGAAAGGTTCACGCTGACCCTACCTCTTTCATCATCAGCGAGAAGAATCTTGGCGCATACCTCACCTTCTTTGAACCAACATGGAAGTCTGGAAGTGCAGGAACGAGCGTTGCCGACCTCGTGTCTTTGAAGCCAAACGCTCCTTTTACCAAATTGGGCGTATCGGGCGATGCTACATTCGAGGGCGCAATCACCTTCCACGGCATCAAGCTCACGTATGATGCAACCAACAAGGCAATTAAGATTGATGGTAATCTCTATGCTACAGGTGGTATCACAGCATACGGAGCAAGTAGTGGCGCAGGCGGTGGCGGCTTGAATGCAAGCGTAATCAGCTATGCGAGAATCATAGAGGGAAGCTATACGGATGCAGACTTGACTAGTATCCCTAACGCTTATGCCATCAAGGCTCTCAGCAATCGAATCGACAACATCAGTTCTGAACTTGGTGGTCTTAGCTTGGATTGGGCAAACATCACAGGAAAGCCTTCTACTTTCACTCCTAGCGCACACACGCACAAGTGGGTGGATATTACAGACCGTATCACCAAGGTTTCTCAACTTACGAATGATAGCGGCTACACCACAAACAAGGGAACGGTAACATCGGTTAAGCTAACTTTGCCAACTGGATTGTCTCTTGGTACGACAAAGGAAATCACAACAAGTGGAACTTTCGCCATAAGCTTGACTTCGGGTTATTCCATCCCTACGACATCAAAGCAAGGGCAATGGGATTCTGCTTACAATTGGTACAAGCTAATGACTACCGATGAGGAAACTGCTGATGGTGTTATCAACAAGTGGAATGAGGTTGTGGATTTCCTTGCTGGCATTGCGCAGACAGATTCATTGGATAGCATACTTAGTGGTATCAACAAGTCTATCACGGACGAAACTAACAGGGCAAAGAAGGCGGAGGGTGCAAATGCTACAAACATTGCCACAAACAAGGCGAACATAACAACCTTGCAAGGCTACTTCACGAATGGCTCGGCGAAGTCCGCCATCAAGCTGACCAACGCACGTAAACTTTGGGGTAACAGCTTTGACGGAACAGCCGACATAAGCGGTAGCATCGTTGTGCCTAGTGGAAAGTACATCACTATTGGCAACATAAAGTTGGAGTATGATGCAACTAACAAAGCGTTGAAAATAACGAACACCTCGACCAACGAAGTTGCAAATCTTTATACTAGTGGTGGTGTATCTGCTTATGGTGTCGGAACTACATCTAGCGGTAGTACTGGAGGCGGTGGATTGAATGGCACGGTGAAATCATACAATGATGCCAAGAGCCTTACAAGCGAAAGTCTTAGCGAGGTTGCTAGTGCTTACTCTGTTGCTGCACTCTACAGCAGCATCAATGATGCCATAGGTCGCATAAACACCTTGGAAGGAGGAAGTGCGACAAGCATAGAGGTTACAGGAAGTGGCAATGCGGTGACAGGTGTGTCGAAAAGTGGTACTAAACTGACATTTACAAAGGGAGCTACTTTCTTGACATCCCATCAAGACATCAGCGGAAAGAGTGACAAGACACATACGCACAGCGTGAAGATTAATGGTGTCACTAAGACCATCGCAGCCACAGGTGGAACAGCCGTTGACTTGGGAACTTACCTTACTTCTCATCAGTCCTTGGCTGCTTACTTGAAGTCTGCCGATGCGGAGAAGACCTATAGCAAGTTGGGGCACACCCACGCATTCAGCGAGATTACGGGAAAGCCAACAACACTTGCTGGCTATGGAGTCACCGATGGAGTCAATACGGTTACGCTTAGTGGCTCAGGGAACGCCGTTACTAGCGCAAGCATAGACGGTCACACCTTGACTTTGACAAAGGGAAGCACATTCTCCCTCAGCGGTCACACCCATACCTTCGCTAGCTTGACCTCAAAGCCTACTACAATAGCAGGATATGGCATCACGGACGCTTATACCAAGGCGCAAGTGAACTCGACCATTGCTAAGTATCTCCCTCTTGCAGGAGGAACGATAACAGGTGTGCTTACCGTCAACGGCATCGCTACCTTCAAGAGCAAGGTTGCCATTGGCGACATCTACATCATCAATGATGGAAGCGGCAATCTCTACGTTCAGAAGACGGACGGAAAGACCGCCGCCAACTTCTATGCGACAGGCGGCATCACGGCTTTCGGTGCTTCTTCCGTCAGCGGTGGCACAGGAAGCGGATTGAACGGCTCAGTCCTTGGCTTCGAAAAGGCTACAGCCATGACTTCCGCCGACAACGGAGACAGCAGCAAGACGGAAGTTTCATTCCTTGCTACTGCTTGGAGCATCAAGCAGCTCAACGACAAGATAAACGCATTCGGGACAGGCGTGTTCTCCGACTATCTTACGATAGCAGCTGCCAAGGCTACCTATCAGCCAAAGGGTAGCTATCTTACTTCGCATCAGACCATCTACGGCTTGACTATTCAGAAGAATGGTACAAGCCTAGGCACTTACACCCCAAACTCTGCTGCGAAAACCATAAACGTAACCGTTCCTACCAAGTTGTCCGAACTCAGCAATGATAGCGGATATACTAAGAACACAGGTACGGTCACATCGGTTGCAATCTCTGTCCCAACTGGGCTTTCGGTCAGCGGCTCGCCTATCACTACCAATGGAACTATTGCCATTGCCCTTGCTTCTGGTTACTCCATTCCTACTACTGCAAAGCAGACAGCTTGGGATGGTGCGGTATCAGCAAAGCATACTCATAGCAATAAGTCTGTACTGGACGGCATTTCATCCACTAAGGTAAGTCATTGGAATAGTGCCTATGACTGGTACGCCCTTATGACTACTGACGAGGAGACTGCGGACGGAATTATCAATAAGTGGAACGAGGTGGTGAGCTTCCTCGCCAATATTGCGCAGACAGACACTTTAAGTGGTATCGTTGACGGAATCAACAAGTCTATATCTGACGAGGTAGCAAGAGCGAAAAAGGCAGAAGGGGTAAATGCTTCGGGCATATCCGCAAACAAAGGGAGTATCGCCACCTTGCAAGGTTACTTCACAAACGGTTCAGCGAAGAAGGCTCTCCAGCTTACTAATGCTCGCAAATTGTGGGGAAATTCGTTCAATGGCACCGCTGACATCAATGGAAGCATCATCGTGCCTAGTGGAAAGTATATCTCCATCGGTAACATCAAGTTGGAGTATGATGCAGCTAATAAGGCGCTGAAGATTACGAATACTACGACCGAAGAGGTGGCTAACCTCTACACAAGTGGTGGTGTGTCCGCTTATGGTGTTGGAGCATCATCATCAAGCGGTGGTGGTCTCAATGGCTCTGTCAAGGCTTATGCTGATGCTATCAGGCTTACTACGGAAAACCTTTCAGAGATTGCTTCTGCATACTCAGTAGCAAAGCTCTATTCGGAGATTCAGAATCTAGCAAGTGCTGTTCCTAGTATCAGCGTGTCTGTGCCAACTGGCGGAAATGCCCTCACAGGCGCAACATATGATGCAAGTACTGGTACGATAACCTTCACAAAAGGTACATTCTTAACTGCTCATCAGTCCCTTGATAGTTATGTTAATGAGATAGCTGTAAGCGGAACTGGAAACGCTATTACTGCTGTGTCTAAAAGTGGTAAAAAAGTTACATTTACTAAAGGTGCTACTTATCTCACGGCACATCAAAGTCTCTCTGCCTACATGAAAACGGCGGACGCAAAGTCTCTGTTCCTCTATCATACTAGAGAGAACATAGTGACCGACTTAGACGACTTCAATACAAGAGGTGCATCTCACATCTACGAGATGAATGATGTGACGAATACGCCTACCGATAATGATTGGCTACAGGTAATGAACTGGGGAAGTGCAGATGCCAACTATGGAATGTTGCTTGCCAATGATTACAGTATTAACGGAAGCCTTTATTTCCGTCACAAGGTTGCTGGCAAGTGGAATGCTTGGAAGACTCTCATCGACTCTTCGAACATCGCCAACCAATCAGTGAAGTACGCTACGACCGCAGGAACGGCGAAGAACCCTAACGCTCTGTCATGGAGTGGTTACGCAAGTGGTAGCTATGATGGTAGTGCAGCAAAGAGCATATCCATCCCTAACAACACGAACCAATTGACTAATGGAGCAGGGTTCATTACAGCTTCTGCTAGTATTAGCGGTAATGCTGGAAGTGCTACTAAGTTACAGAATTCTAGAACTATAAACGGAACATCGTTTAATGGTACTGCCAACATAGTAACTTCTTATTGGGGAACAACAAGAAAGCTTTGGGGCAATAGCGTGAATGGTAATGCTGATGTAAATGGCAGTATAACTATTGCTAATACTGATGGTGTTTATGTGCAAATTGGTGATGTCAGATTAGTTTATGATAAAGCTAATACTGCCATTAAAGTAGTTAAGTCTGATGGTACAACCGCAGCTAACTTCTATGCTACTGGTGGCATTACCGCCTATGGTGAAGGTAGTGGCTCGTCAGGTGGCGGTGGGTTGAATGGTAGTGTAAAGAGCTATGCAGATGCCTTGAAGCTTAC